AAGAAAGCATCTAAGAAAGCATCTAAGAAAGCATCTAAGAAAGCATCTAAGAAAGCATCTAAGAAAGCATCTAAGAAAGCATCTAAGAAAGCATTAAAAAAATAATTTTAATATGTATAACATGACTTGCAAAACTTATCAATATCATACCTCTCATTTTTTAAATAATGATACTTATCTAGTACCATTACATTATTTAAAAAATCATTTACCAAATTATCTTTATAAACTGGTTTTACTTCTTCTTTTGGTTTCATTATACTTGCTAGCATATCATCAATATCATTATCTAAAAAGTTAGATTCCACGTCCATTATATCAGACATATTATCTAAACTAGTATCAGATAAATTATCTAATATACTTTCAATAGCACGAGGTTTTAATACAACTGTATCTTGTTTATTTGCCATAAAAATTTCTGCATTATCAGAGAGACGTTTTACTTCATCTTCATCAAAATCATCCGAATCAATACGTTCTAATACACTATTAATGTAGTTCTTAAATTTAATAATATTACCAATGTATTCCATTAATATATAGTATTTTATATTCCTAAATATATAAAATTCAATAATTTTAATTATCATAATAGTAATATAAAAATTATGTATATCTATCATTAAATCAAAATTATTTAATTTTATATTTTAATCTATAAAATCACACTCATCATCATTCTTTGCTGATACATCTGTTACATTTGTATATTTTAACTTGAGAGGTTTAGTCTCTTTTAGTTCTGTAGTTTTCTTATATTCTGTGTGCTTAATTGTTTTCGTAGTTTTTTTGATATTCTCTTTAATAACTGGAGGTAATTGTATTGTCTCTTCATCATCAATAAAATCACACTCATTATCATTTCCAAAATCATCATAATCTGAATCTTCATCTTTCTTAAGAGTTTTCTTATAATTAAATTTAGCAGAGGGTTTTAATTTCAATCCGGCTTCAGTTGCATTAAACTTGGGGTCTAAAAATAATAATTTATTCTTTACTATCATATCATTATGAATTGTATATGATGTATTAATTTTACAATATTTCTTCCTTTCATCTACAATCTTTTTCAATTCATCTAGTTTATCTTGATTTTTTCTGTAATATATAATTTTACTCCAAGTATCAGTAAGAATTGGTAGAATACTCATCATAAACTTGTCATCTTGTTTAATAGAAATATTATGAGATGATTCTAATTTCCAATAAATAATTTTATTAAAGTTATAATCCTTATATATTTCAGGGTATTCTTTACTAAAATTATGTAGCATTTTGAGCACCCAATCATCATATTGTGCTTCATTCATATCTAAACGTTTTGGATAAATATATTTACTTTTCCATTCAATATTGTCACCTTCAAATTCAGGTTTGAAATTCTTAGGAAAGAATTCTAAAATGATACCCTTCTTTAATCGATTGTCCATTTCAATCTTAACTGCTGTTGAAATATTATTACCAAAATAAGTATTTTTTGGATCTTCCTTATAGTATCCAATTGTATTCTCACAAGTTTCACATTTATCTGCCATATATTCTTCACGTGAACTATATTCACTCAACTTGCATTGCCAGAAATCACATATATTTAATTCACAAACTGTTAATTGTTGCTGAACTTGACAATAATAATAAAATGGACATACATCTCCAGCTATCACACCACTTGTATAAATATCACGTGTTACAGGACATTTAATTTCTAACATAACCCCAAGTCTCTTTGAAAATTTATTATCAAGTGTATAAATAGAACAAATACCATCAGGAGATGCACCTAGAATTTCATATACTTTTTTATTTGCCTTCATACAACCAAATTCAGTTACTTCACAACTCTCTTTATTTAATTGCATACAATCTGGATTCTTCATATCACTATAAGTCATATGTTCATAAATCATAGTTGCGGTTGGTTCATATTTCTTTCCGTGAAATACTGTCGCATTATCGCGAAATGGGAAATTAGGGTCGCATTTTTTAAGAATGAAACTTTCAACTGGTTCATAAGGATTCAAATCAATTGCCGCTGCTGTATCAGAAGCAGTAATACGATTATAACGATAATCATACCATTCTTTTGTTCTTTGAGCTGGTTGAGGGGTAGCTAGAAGAGTATCAAAATGTTTTTGTAGTAGTATATATTCTTTTGGTACTATAATAGCTGGATATAAGTCTCGAATTTCACGGAAACTATTCATTCCATTATTTAACTTTAACATATTATTATAATTATAATTTCTAACAAAAAGTCTATTAAATATTTCATCAATAATAACAAGCGGAACATTATCATTTTCCTTTTTTAAATGTTTATGAACTTTATTCTTGAGATTTTGTAGTTGATTGGAATCTATATTATTAATATTTTTTGTTTCAACATAAGTTTTAGTTTTTTCTAATAGTGTACTAATATTACCATATGACATTAAAATATAAGCTTAATTATATTTTAAATCTTATTTTATTCAATATTTCAAAATATTGAAAATAAATATATATAGATATAATAGATAATCCTGTTAATGAATGAACATATATATGAACAATTATTAATTCAACGACTTGAATTAATAGATAGTTTTATGGATGAAACACAAATAGTTAGAGAACTCAAATACTTTCTATTAGAAATGAAATATCAATCACCTGATTTAGATTATACTTATGGAACAATTAATACTGTTTTAATTAATTTTTATAATTATTATAATATTGAAATAGATGCTGGTTTTATTGAAGGTGTACAAATTAATAGTAATAATTATATGAATCCTATGATAATTTTTAATAATATATTAAATCTAATTAATATTCCATTAAACATGCAACAAGAACATCCAGAAGAACATCCAGAAGAACATCCAGAAGAACATCCAGAAGAACATCCAGAAGAACATCCAGAAGAACATCCAGAAGAACATCCAGAAGAACATCCAGAGGAACAATCAGAAGAACATCCAAATGAACAACTAGAAGAACATCCAGATGAACAACCAGAAGAACATCACGATATACAACAAGAGGAACAATATGAAGAACAGTACGATATACAACAAGAGGAACAATATGAGGAACAACAAGGATTTATAAGTAATTCTTTCATAACAGTTAGTTTGGGTGGAAATGAAATGCAAATTAATACATTACATAATATGGTACCACCGCAACCTAGTCTTCCATATATGAATTTTATTACATTATTGAATAATTTTATAAGTCAACCTATTGTTTCAAATAATTATGAGGATGTTCTTGTTACATTAGATGACAAAGAATTTGAAAATCTAGTTAGTAAGAAAATAGAAGAAAAAATGGATTATGACTGTGCTGTATGTCTTGAAAATATGGTAAAAGATGAAATGGTTACAGAATTAAAATGTAATCATGCATATCATACTAGTTGTATTGAACTATATCTAAAACAATACAATTATAAATGCCCTGTATGTCGAGCAGATATTGGAAAACATAAATATAATATATAAATAATTAATACTTTATAGGAAGTAAATTATTGATGGGTACATTGTTGAGGTTGTTGAGGTTGTTCTTCTTCAAAATGAGATGGTATAGATTTTTTTGGTTGTTTTAAAATATCATACGTTCTATTTAATTCATTTATTTGTTCTGATTTACAATCAGTACAAACTGTTTTTACCAAATTTGACATTTTACTAATTTGAGTCTCATTATTAATTTCATCTTTATCAAATGATTGTAACATCAATTTCAATTGATTCTTAGTTTCATTTGGTAAAGGACTTATATTAGGTAATACGATATTAAATTTAATATACATATTACCCTTTCTATTATTTAAATTTTTCATCCCTTCATCGGCTATCTTTCGATATGCATTAAAATCTGTTTTACCCATTGTACTAAGATGTAATTTTCGGCCATCTAAATGAGTAATAATTTTATTATAACCAAATAATGCTTGATATAATTGTAATTCAACTTCAACAAATAAATCTTCACCATTTCGTTTAAATATAGGATGGTCCATTTCATTAACTATTAACATCAAATCAGATTTTATATTATTAATATGATGTCCTTTACCTTGTAAATGAATTTTATTATCATGACATAAACCAGATTTTAATGGTATATTGATTGTTTTATCTTTTAATGAATGACATTTACCATTACATACATCACATTTATTCATATCATTAACTATTTTTCCTTTACCCTTACAGTTATGACATTCACTCATAGCCTGTTGTATCATTCCTGGTCCTATTTGAATAACTTGGACCTTTACACCCTTTCCATTACAGGAGTGACATTGTGTAGGTCTACCATCTTTTGTACCTTCCCCATTACATTGTGAACAAGAAATTTTTTGTTTATAACTAAAATTAACAGTCTCTTCACAATATAGTTGTTCCAGTGTAACATCAATCTTTGTAATAATATTTTCAACTTGTTGTTGTTTGGGTCCCATATGAGGCCCTTGATTCATACCAAATGGAAAACCTCCAGGAAACATATTTTCAAATGGATTAAAAGGTTGGTTATCAACTTGTTGTTGATTAAAAATGTCCATACCCATCTGGTCATACATATCTCTTTTTTGCTTATCTAATAAAATTTCCTTAGCTTCTGTAATTTCTTTAAATTTTAATGTTGCTTTCTCTTTTTCTGCATTTCCTATATGTTTATCAGGATGCCATTGCTTTGATAATTTATTATATGCCTTTTTAATTTGATTTTCATCAGAATCATGTGAAATTTCTAATCTATCATAAAGTGTTGTATCTTTTACCATAATAAAAATATTAGATAATGCATCTTTAATATATTTTAGAATATTATGGACTTAAAGATATAAATTCATAAAAATAATAATGATATTTAATGTACATATTAATGGAGATAAATCAGGATTTAATTCAAAATCTTCAGTTGATAAATTTAAAATAGCTATTAAATCAGTATTAGAAAAAAATGAAGAGATAAATGTTGATAATTTAGCACAACGTTATATTAATAATAACTTTACATTAACTGTTGAAAAGAAAGATGTTAATATTTATGCTACTATTATGAAACGTATACAACAAACCAATAAAGATAATAGAGATTTACTGAAAGCTAAAATAAGTTTAATGAAGAAGAGTCGTACTAATAGTGATTATTACAAAGCTAAATCAGGTAATGTTCCAGAGGATATTATAGAAGAATATACTAAATTAAAGAAGATTTCTAAAATGCCTGTTCCTGAACCAAGTGAAATTCTAACAAATCCTGAACAATATAAACCAATGTTAGCAATGGTATTAGGAAATACAATGATGAAACAACTAGGTCAATCTCATCCATATGTTAGATATTTTAAATTATTAGCAGATAAGTTAGGAGTAACTGAACCTTTACCAGTGCCAACTCAAGATTATTCAGAGATGTTAAAACCATCTGAAAAACAACAATTAAAGGGTAATAATATTATGAATGCTAATTATGAAACAGACAGTGATACAGAATAGATTTATTAAAATTGATAAAAATAATATTTACTTTCTATAATTATTATCATTAATGAGAATTTATGATAATATTCATGGTTATATTACAATTGATAGTGTTGCAGAATCTATTATTAATACTTCAGTCTTTCAGCGGTTACGAAATATTCATCAAACAGGTGTATTATATTTAGTATTTCCAACTGCTACTCATAGTAGATTTGAACATTCAATTGGTACCTATCATCTTGCAAAACAGATGATTCAATCAATCAGAATAAAACAGCTTGAATTAAAAATTACTGATGAAATTATTGAATTGGTATCAATTGCAGGATTATGTCACGATTTAGGTCATAGTATGTTTTCACATCTATTTGACGATAGTTTCCTTACCAAGTTACCAAATTATGAAAAACTTAAGATTGATACAAAAAATACAACTCATGAGAATCGTTCTATTTATCTACTTAATTATATTGTTGATAAATATAATGTTGATTTGAATAAAGACCAATTAAAGGTAATTGCAGACCTTATTAATCCTAAAGATTCGGATTACACAAAATGGAAACCTAAATACCAAGTAGGAAGATGGATTTTTCAAATAATTTCTAATCCTCTTAATAGTATTGATGTTGACAAATTTGATTATTTAACACGTGATACTATGGCTGTTGGATTAAAATTTAGTTTTAACTATTCAAGAATTATTGATGATGCCCGTGTAATTGATATGGGTAACAACAAAACAGCAATTTGTTACTCATCACAATGCAGTGAAGATATTTATCATATGTTCTTCATACGATATCGTTTACATCGAATGATTTATAATCATAAAGCTGTAAAGGCAATCGAACTATTAATACTAAAATTATTATTTGAAATGGAAGAAAAACTTAAAATTTCAGAATATATATTAGACCCAGTTAAAATGTTGGATTTAGTAGATAGTTATGTATGGAATTATAAATCTGAAACTAATATTATGGAACGAATTAATATGAGACAGTTTCCTCGTATGGTTTATCAACATATTTCATTAACTCCAAATGATTTTGATATAACCAAATTAAAAAGTAAATTTGATGATTCTTCATATGAAATTATTCAATTTAAAGTAGGTTATATTGGAGGTAAAATAAATCCATTAAATCGTATTCCATTTTATAATTTAAAAACAAATAAGATTATTCCTGAATATAATTCAAAGAATTTCTCCCTACTTATTAATCAAAAACATCAAGAATATTTCTCTTGTGTATATTGTATGGAACCACAAGATGAAAAAGTTGGTGAAAAGCAATTCTTAGATTTCTTTGATAAATATAATGAAGCGGAATATAATGATTCGGATGATAAAAATATTTAATAACCTTTAAACATTTTACGAACAGAGTACAAATTCTTTTATGCTATTAAAAATATTTTATAGTAATGTTAGTTTGTAGAACAAATTAATACTTCCATAGAAAAATATAATATAATACCAGTTGTAAAGAATGCAAAGTCGATACCCGACGGTTTACTATGATTCATATTTTTTTTATTTAATGATATATTAAATAGAATCGTACCAATTACCCAAGTTATAATCCCTACAATAACCGACTCAATAAATAAAATCCACATTTATTTATTAATAGAAAAATATATTATCTAAACTAATTTAATTATGAATTGGGGAAAATCAGTCATACAATTAATTGTTAAAAGTACTAAAATTGATTATAGTCATCCATTAAATATACACGGTACTATTACAAAAATGGGAACTGGATTTTTTATTACTAATAATATTATTTTAACATGTTATCATGTAGTAAAATATGCAGTTAATATTGAAATATTATATGAACAAACTAATAATATAACAGGAACTATATTACATATATTTCCACATGATGATATTGCAATAATACGATTAGATAAAGATATAGATGATGCAATTATTTTAGAACGTTTTGTAATAAAAAATAATGAACAAAATACAAGAGAAGTATTAGCAGTAGGTTTTCCTTTAGGAAGTAAAAATATAGTGGTAACATCTGGTTTTATTTCTAGTTATCATGAATCATTATTTCAGGTAGATGCAACATTAAATCCTGGTAACTCTGGCGGCCCTCTTTTAATAAAAGAAGATAATATGTATAAGATAATAGGTGTTAATGTTTCTAAAATAATAGAGGGTGGTGAGAGAACAGGTTTTGTAGTTCCAATATATAGATGTATGATTATGGAAAATAAATTAAATAGTATAATTCTTAAAAAACCAATTATTTATTTAGATTACCAAGAATTAATTCAAGATAAATTTAGGGAAGAATATTTTGGGGAAAACAATAATACTTTTTCCAAGAAAATGAATGGTATTCGTATTACAATGCTTAATAGTAACTATTATATTAGTAAATATTTGAAAGTTGATGATGTAATTCTTAGTATTAATAATAATATGGTTGATTATAATGGATATGTTACATTTAATTTTTTTCCAGGACCAATACCATTTAATGATATTGGTTTATGGTTTATAGAAGGTGATATATTAGAATTTAAAATATATAGACCTTCTGACAAAACAATTAGAATTGAAAAAATTAAATTAGAAATAATAGATACTAATGCAATGGATTTTTATAATATTAATTCATTACCAACTTATTTTGTAGAAAATAATGGATTAATATTATCAGTTATTACAAAAGACCATCTTAAAAAATTAAAACATTTAAATTTATCTATAATACAATGTGTTAAAATATTATCACGATTTATAAATCAAATGGATCAATTTACTGTCTATTTATCAGATATTAATTATATGAAAGTATTAAAAAGCCAAAAGTTTATAAAATTTCCTGTTGGAGATATTATTATTGAAATAAACGATATTAAATTTAATAGTTATGAAGAATTTATTAAGATAATAAATAGTATGAAAATATTAAAAATAAAAACAATTGATAATGATATATATTATTTGTAATATTCATCTATAAAAATTGAATTAAATTATATTTAAAAATTATTTATCATTAATCTTAATGCCAAAAAAAACTTCAAATAAGAAAGTTGTTAAAAAAGAAGATTCAGATAACGAATATGAAATTGAAGATGTAGAACATAATGATGAAAATGAAGAACTTGAAGAATTAGATGAAGATGAAGAAACTGATGAAATTGATGATGATGAAGAATTAGCTGAAGGTGATGTAGAAGAACTTGAAGATGATGAAGAAGATACTATTGATAATAATGAAGAGGTTGAAGTTTCTATTGAGACAAGTTCTGAATTTATTAGTAAAGAAAATCGTGTAAGTGTTAATAGATTAACCAAATATGAGATGGTTAGAATATTAGGAGAAAGAATTAAACAATTAAATATGGGTGCAAAACCATTGATTAAAAATCATCAAGGATTATCATATGATAAAATTGCTGAAGAAGAATTTAAAAATAATATGATTCCATTTAAAATAAAACGTCCTCTACCAAATGGTAAATTTGAGATTTGGACATTAGATGAACTTCAGAAAGATCATTTATTGTTTCAATTAGAATAATATTACCAATTGAGAATTAATTGCTAAAATGATTCTGAAAGAATCTATTTTACCAATTGAGAATTTATTTTACCAATTGAGAATTAATTGCTAAAATGATTCTGAAAGAATTTATTTTACCAATTATAATAACATACACAGCAAATATAATTTAAATTATATGAATTCTTTTCACGAATAAATACAGAATCTTTTAATTCTGGGTTTTTATGTGTTGCACATGTTGGATTTTTACAAGTATAATCATGTGTATGAGGGAGTAATGGGTCTTTTATTAATAATTCATTATCTTCTAAACTTTTAATAATTGAAATCTTTTCTGTCATATTAATTTGATATAATAATGTGGTTTCTGTAATTTGTTTAGTATAATTACAATTGTCACACTTAAATTCTGCTCCAGAAGAAACCATATCTTCAAATAATTGATTTATTTTAATTTTATCATTATCATTTAATTTCTGATATTTTTTATTTTTTGCCATTTCTTCTTTTGAAAATTCTGCTTTATATTTTGATAAATCATCACCCTCTTCTAATTTAGCAAGAGCATCATTTAATTTGCTAATTATTTTTCGCGTATCTTCCTTTGTAATCTTAGAAGATTTCGTAATATCAAAAAGATAAAAACATTTGTCACAAAAATACATTAATAATTATAATAAATAAGATTTTATATAATTTAATTTCATTTTTTTGGGGTTTATATTTAACATTATTGAATAATTTAGCTTATCTGATTTTAGGTATAATTATATTTTTTATTTAGGTAACATCTTTCTGTAGTGTTCCATGTTACCATCAAATAATTTTTGAGCTTCCTTTGCACGTTGGATGGAAGGCATATCAGGGTTCTTTGATTTGATTTCTGTTATTACAGCACTGATGATTTTACCAACGTTAGGGCCATTTGAGACACCTAATTTAGTAGCAATATGTTTCTTTAAATCAAATACAGCTTGAACACCAGGATTTACACCAGCACCCCCTTTCTTAGAATGGCTCTTTGAGCTTTTCTTTGAATGGCTCTTCGAGCTTTTCTTAGAAGCCTTCTTGCCACCAGATTGAGCATCGGGGTCACCACCTTTCATAGAATGGCTCTTTGAGCTTTTTTTAGAAGCCTTCTTAGAACCCTTCTTACCACCAGATTGAGCATCGGGGTCACCACCTTTCTTAGAATGGCTCTTTGAGCTTTTTTTAGAAGCCTTCTTAGAAGCCTTCTTAGAAGCTTTCTTTATTGCACCACCTTTTTGGTTTGGAATTTTTCCAGATGATTTAAGATTAAGGAACTTTGAAATGCTAAATTCAGAAGATAATTCAGTAGTAGTTTCATTGGCTAGACCGAAGAATTCAGACATTGATTTATCATTTAATTTAACATCAACATTAACTCCTTGTGATTTGAGGGAAGTGAAAAAGTTTTTAACTTGGTCAACATTCATATTATTACCTCCTTGTTGTTTCTTTTTACTACCATCATTATTTAAGATATCACGTAATTGAGCTTCTAAGCTAACAGTTGAAGTTTCTGAAAGACCATTAAATTGTTTAACACTTGATTCAGATGTTAACATTGAAATAAGTTTGTTAATATCTTTGATAGAACCATTAGATGATTTTTCGCTAAAAGCACCGCCACATTGATCTGCACCACCTTTTTGCATAGTAGCAGATGTAGCACTAAATACAAGGTTATTATTAATAAATGCAGATGAAGTAGCATTCATATCATCAACATCACCACCTTTTTGCATAGTAGCAGATGTAGCACTAAATACAAGATTATTATCAATGAATGCGGAAGAAGTAGCATTCATATCATCTACTTTATCAATAATATTAATTTTAAATGGTAACATAATACTGGATTCAGTTGTATTGAAAAGTTCTGGTAATTCATTTTTTAAAAAAAGATTAGACATAATATATATATTAATTTAGAAATAAAATATTATATTAAAATTTGTGTTTTTATATTATTTTTTATCAATTATATTATAATAATAAATGTATATAAATCAAGTTGATGAAATGATTGATGGATTATTAGATAAATTTAATGAATATTTGACAAAAGAGGAAGCCTTTAAAATATTAAATAAAGATACAAATTTTGTGAAGTTTCAAAATAATATTTTATCTTATATTAAAAAATTTTTAGATACAATTCCAAAAAAAGATATTATAAGTATAATTAAAAATGAATCTTATTATGAGTCTATCATAAATATAATTAAACGTTATTGTGCATTTTATATTTATTTAGGTATAGGATATTATTACGAAGGTGGACGTGACTTGTATATTACTAATATTATTGAATCGAGTAAATATATTAAAGAATCAACTATACAAATAACAAATTTTTTTAATAGTGAGAATAATTCTAAAATTATAACATTTTATAATGATATTAAAAATTTTCTTGGATTATTACAATATAAAACAATTGATAAAATTAAAATTATTCTTGGTAATAACCCATTAAGATATGAATCTACTATTAATCTATTTAATGATTTAGGTGAAGATTATATTGTTGAATATTTCTTGATTAAAGAAAATTTTCATAATATAATGAAGGCTCTTATTTTTAAACAAATTTATATGAAAGAAGAAAAAAATGAAATTATAACTATGATGAATCAACAAGAAAAAGATAAAGCAGAGTATAAATATATTGAAATTATTGTATCAAATCAAAAGAAACTAGTAGATTTTAATATAATTCAAAAATTTCTTAGTATGGAAGAAATGAAAATTAGTATGGCAGAGGAAATTTATAGTTATCTTGAAGAAGTAAGAGATATTAAAGAAATTATAATAAAAGAGAATCAATACTTTATAAACTATTTATTTTCTAATCAAATATTAATTCCAATTTCAGAAGATTTCTTAAGATATCATAAAGATACAGAAAAATATGATCCAGAATCTTTAATTGAATCTGGAAATATTAAAGAACGCGATGCTACTAAAATTAAATATATTATTAATAAAATGAATAATGTTAAAAATTACTATTCTGCAATGTTAGAAAAGAATCCAAAATTAAAACTTGATATTGAAAATTTATTTTATAAACAATTAGATCCTCGAAAAGCTGTTCTTTATAATAATGATGAAGAGGTTAAGATTATTCAAAAATTAAAAAACTCAGAAAATGCAGCTGATATTGATTTATTAGTTGATCTGGAAAATATTCGTAAATATTCTTATGTAAATTTTAAAAATCTTTCTAAAGATGGTATTAAATTACGTACTACTAATACAATTCAAGGTATTCGTTCTACTAATATTCACACTGGTGCAAATAAGAATGATAAGATAGAATCAAGAATATGTAATGATAGTATTGATATGAATGTTGTTGGGATTGCTTGGAATCCATCATATCAATCTTTTAATAATATTAATATAGAAGATATGATTGACGTGAGGAAAAGTATGCAAGATGAGAATGGTTTTAATGCATTTACAAGAACTATGGCTAAAACATTTAGTACAAAAGATAAAAAGTTATATTATTGGATGTTTGATATAACTAAAGATAAACCAAAACTAGATACATATATTGATTATGGTACAGATGCTCAACATAATATAAAAGTTATGCTTGAGCAAATATATAATAATTATATCATATTAGTACGAAATAAATTAGAACAATATATTAAAAAAACAAAAGAAATGAATATTTGGGAATTATATAATTTATTATCTATCTATAAATCAAAATATTTTGATATGAATTTAGTACCAAATATGAAAAATGATATTATAGAAACAGTTCTGATTGATATGATACCAGAATTAGAAATTGTACCAGATGATGTAGATAGTATGATTCCTGGGAAAAGAGGTGAATTAATAAAACTACCAATTGTTGATATAACAAAATATAAAAAAAATATTCTAGTATTAGGTGAAACTGAAATTGATGTAAGTTTAGAATTATCAAAACAAAATATACCTATATGTCAACATTATATTAGATGGAAAAATATATTAAAAATATCTAAAAAGTCAGATGATTTTAATCAGGCTATTGTTGATTTTGTAAAACAATATGTAACTGAAAATAAAACAGGTGAATACATATGTAAGAGTTGTAGTGAAATAGTTCAAATTCAAAAATATGTTTCTGAAATATCTTATAATGAAGAAACTAACACCTTCTCAACTACTTCTATTATAGTAAATCAACGTCTAGAAGAGATGCCAAAGTATGCAAAATACACTCGATCAATTAGAAACATAGAAAAAACTATTGAAAAGATAGCCTATTCAATGGATTTATTAGCTTATCTTGGAAATACTCCAACTATTAAATTAAGAAGGAAGATGATTATTAAAGATGTAATAGATACCATTTTAATTCATAGTGAATGGATTAAGAAACAAGGTAAAGATAGGAGTGAACAAATGAATAGGAAATATGGTATTAATAAGGATCTTACTACATTATTCTTTTTTGAATTAAAAGATGAGATTTTCTTAACAAGTTCAACTGAAACCGATTATTATAAATTGATTAAATATAATAATATTATTGCTTATATCATACTTATGATGATAATTGAAATGAACTCTGGTCAAATATTAGGTTTACGTGAAGATAAACGCTTTAATTATTTCTTTTTTAAGAAAATTGGCGATTCTTTATTTAATGATTTATTTATAAGAGTAAGTCAAAAAGAAAAGACTCCTCTCAATAAACTTCCATTATTTGCTTATATATTATATTATACTAGTGGTATTTTAGCAGGTAATAGAATTTGGTTACATAATGATACTAATATTGATAATAAACAAAAATTAACTTATTATATTAATTTACAAAAAACAATTATTCATACGGTTGTTGATTTAATTAATACATTGGTAGAAGCTAATTTTGAAGAAAATAAAAATTTCTTATATGAAATTTTAAATACCAGAATTAATGTTAAACTCAAAAATACTTTTAATGATCTACAATTATTTAAACGGGTTGAAGTTAATTCTATGAAAAATATTAATTTTGATGATATGACAAAGAAAGTTACATTCTTAACAAAAAAGATTCCATTAGTCGAAATTGATGGTGAATTTAATATTATTGAAAAATTAACTGATAAATGTGATTTGGCTGTTAGTGAAATTGAAAAACTTCCAATTAAACATGCTATGAATGTTGTTGACAATATAACAAATTGTCCTGATGGTAAATTTCACGTTTGGATATATAAATCAGGTGATTTGATTTGCAAATTATGTTCACAAAATTATAATGATATTGTTAAAACAAATGAGACTACAAGTGAGAAACCTTCATATGAATTTTTAGATAAATTAAAAATAGAACATCTTAAAAAATTATCCAAGAAATACTGTATTACCGGTGAAATGCACGATATTGATATGAATGGTATTTGTACAAAATGTAAATTTGATATCAACAAAACAGTCCTTGATAATAAGGACTTAAAAATACTTGAGAAAAATCTTGAATTGAAGGAAAATCAATATGCTCTTAATAATATAAATAAAATGAAAGAAGTAAATAAAAAGAAAGAGGAAGATAAAGATAATTATAAGAAAATTATAAATAAATTCCTTAAACGTTATGCAGTAGAAACTGAGAATAACATTGAAAAATATATTAGTCATTTTATTGATAAATTAATTAAAATTTTAGGTCCAAAAATTAAGGTAAATAATAAAACTATTTATTTAAAAGAAACTGTCTACACAATAGATCACGATTATATTGGTAATACTATTAGAGAACCATTTACTATATTATCATCTGATGATAAAATTCAATTAGCAGAAAATCATCCATCATTTAATAAAGATGTATTATACTATAAGGATAAAGCAAATAAAGTGTATGTTTATTATGATATGATTACTATGCAACATTTAGGATATTCTGATGATAATAAAAATATTAAAAAAAGTAAAAATAATGTTTCATTACAAGTAGAATTATCGATTAAAGATAGTATTATGTATTTAGGTTATGAGAATCAATATATTAATATCTATCATTTGAATAAAAAATATTTAGACAACTTACCAAATAATCTTGGTGATGATACAAAAGATACTATCCTCTCTATTATTAGAAATAGAATGGGTAATCTTAAACAAATTATTGAACGTTCTCAATCTATAATTTATAATATAAGAAATGGTGGTAGTATTACATCAGTATATAATATTGATGAAAAAGAAATTATAAATGAATTCACCAAGAAATTAAAGAAGTTTAATGTTAAGGATACGGAAGAGCATAATAATATATTTAAACATCATAAATATATCACTCATAAATTACCTATTAATTATAATATTCCTGATAATATTAATATTGAATTAAATAAGAATTATATGAATATTAATCATATTAATAATATGAATAATACAGATTCTAAATTACTATTTTATTATATATTTAACCTTGATAGATTGCTAAGTTATAATACAATGCCAGTAATTCAATCTGAACTATGTTATCTTATTATTAAAGTTATTAAATTTTCATTTAATTCATACTATAGACCATATTCTAATTATATGATTAGAAAATTTGATTACATGTTAATTAATGAAATTCCCTATAAAGATGAAAATATTAAAATGGTTGGTCATTATATGGAATTATTATCTCGTGAAGAAATTGATGACCCTAATAGGAAAGATGAAAAATATGACGCTAAAGAGGCGAAAGATTCACTTGATATTGATGATTATGAACAAGATGATGATATTGATGGTAGTATGGAAGCATTAGATGGTTATGAATAAATTTATTTGAAAAAATACTTAAAAAAAAATCTAAATATATTATATAATATATTATATATGGATTCTATTATGAATAATAAATATGCATTAGCAAGCATGGGTTTTTTACTAGGTATTTATGCTGGAGTTAATAACCCAAATATTTTGAGTAACATGACAACTAATAGTGATATGATAATAATTGTTGGTGGTCTTGCAATTATTTATGTTGCTTATAAAAATAAATTAGAAGGCTTTGTTTCTTCTCTATCGCTCAGAGATAAATTTACTAATATTATTAATTCTATTAAAGTATCATCAAAACAAATTATATATGATAAGGATTGTCAAAATGAGTATGGAAATGATATGGAAGCAAATAAAATAAAAGATACAGTAAAATATAAGGATTATAAAATGATGAAAAGAAATGATCCAAATAGTGCATGTAGTAAATTAGAATAATTATGTTTTAGGGAATTAATATTTTAAATTAAAAATATCTAATTTAAAATATATATATACATATTATAATGGAACAATATAATGAATCTGTAAATAGTTTTATGAAACCTTTGTTGAATGATGAATATCTTTTACCTGTTATTTCTCTTATAGTTGCTATTTATGCAGCATTAGCTCAACCTAAAACACCTAATTTCTTATACAAATTATTTCAAAATCCATTATTTCGTCTAGTTGCAATTTCATACATTGCTTATCGTAGCACAAAGAATTTCCAATCTGCAATTTTAATAGCTGCTGCATTCTTATCTATAATGCAATTTATTAATAAAGGAAGTCTCAACTTTTTAACTGATAATTTTACTAATAGTACTGATGATGTTAATTTCTCAGAATATTTTAGTGAAGATGTATATCCTATTCATGATGAACCTATGTTAGATTTTTCACATGATGATACTAGTCTTTTAGCTGAACATTTTGCTAATGACCCACAGTGTGCTACTAGTGATGAACGTTGTGCTCATGATGAACATAATATGGGATTAGAAGAATTTGCTGAAAATGAATATAATGCTCACGATGAACACAATATGGGATTAGAAGAATTTGCTGAAAATGAATATAATGCTCACGATGAACACAATATGGGATTAGAAGAATTTGCAGATGCAACCAATGCAACCGCAGCAGCTAAGAAAGCTGAACATCATAATATGCATCATCAATATTACTGTGATTGCGATGATAGTGATAGCGATAGCGATAGTGATAGTGATGATTATTATGAACATTCCAAAGTTCCCAAATCAACCATCAAACCAACCATCAAACCAACCATCAAACCAACCATCAAACCAACCATCAAACCAACTACCAAACCAGCTACCAAACCAGCTACCACTCAACCTGTGAAAAAAGAGAGATTTAGTAATTTTGAACTCAGAAGAGCACCTTCTGGTAATTGCGGGTCATCTGATTTTGCATCATTCTAAATATAATATTATTCGTAATAATATTGAAAATAAAATTCTAGTTAATTAATAATGAATCATATTAATAAACTATTAATACTCGTTATAATACTTTTTTTAATAAATCGCCTTGCAAATAATAATTTGATGAATATATTAGAGGGTGCGTTTACAACATGTAAAAATAAGGTAGAAAATTTTATGGGATTAACATATGTTAATAAAAGAGGTGTATTTTCAAACACCCCTGAAATTCCTTATCAAAGTCAATTAGATTTTGCTTATATTAATAATAAGGAAATAAATTCAGAACAATTAGATGAAGAATCATATAATCTATATAAATTTTTAGACAGTCTTGTTCGACCTGATAATAATATATATCAATTAACTGCATCAAACAGTGAACGGTATGAAGCCTCTAATAATTTTGAGAAGGATATACTTGCAAATTTACATAAAATACTAAATTGTAAAGGCTATCAAATTGATAACATAAAATTATTAGATAAATTAGTTATATTAAAGAATCCTAGAGGAATTGAGATAGAACCATTTAAAATATCTGCGGATATTAGTTATAGGGGACTTATGATAGGAAGTATAATATTATATATTGAATCATTTTATCGTTATGATAAGAGTCCAAAAACATTAACTATACAAAATATTAAATTAATAGAAAGAAATAAAATAAAACCTTTATCAAGTACTAAAGATAATACTGATTCTATTTTTAAAATAAAGAAAGAGTTTGATGCAACAAATATATTTATAAAATCAAAACATAAAGAAGAATTTAATATGTCAGATGATAGTTTGATTCCAAGTACTGTAAATCTTTTAGATTATGAAGTTAGTTCTGAAACAAAAACAAGCATTCTCTAAAATACGGCTTTGCTGCTATTGGTCGTGTCAATTATTGTAATTGTGTTTAATAAAATTAGTCTTTACGCATTGATGCGAAGAAAGGATCTGTCTTTATAATATCATCAGGAGTCATATATTCATCACTAACTAAGATTCTCCCTCTATCAGAAACTAATTTGCCAGATTGAAATTTCTCAGGAACAATCCGTCTAATAAATTCTTTAACTGAGTCTGGAACTTCTTCTGTTGTCCAAAATTCTGGTAAGAAACCTTTGCGGGTCAATGTATTAAAAAAATAATGAACATCATAATATCTATTTTGTTCGGGTTTAATATTAATTTTATTAGTCCAATCTGCATCTACTTTTGAATTATCAACAATTCCTGGAATACAAGCAAAATCAAAATCCCATAGTTTAATTTGAAAACCAATATTAGGTACAATATATTTTTGTTTATTTATTTCATACATATATTTTTTTTTATTTATATCTACAGTATGAATTAAAATATTATTAGCTTTCATATCATTATGTCGAAATGATGGATAACGTTTATGAATGATTGCTAACACTGATAATATTTGAAAAAATATAACCTTCCAATCTTTTGTTTTTAATGATTTAAAATGCTTTCTTAAATAATCTAATAAATCACCACCATTTGCCCACTCACTAACTAAAATTGATACATTCATATAATATTCACCTTTATCATATTTTTCAATAAATTGTTCAAACTTTTTATTATTAACTATATTATTTTTTGTTAAACTTAAAAATGGTTTTATACTAGTATTAAATGTTGTTATAGGTAACACAATATGAGGTGATTGATTATTAATAACAAAATAAGATAATAAACGAATCATAAGTAACTCTGCATTTTCAGGTCTTTTAATATTATACATATCACCATAATTTTCTTTTTTTGGATAAGCTACAATTTTAACTGCATAAGGTTCTTTATTCATATCATTAGGTGGTGGATGAACCCCCTTGAATGTATGACCAGTTGAACCACTTTTTATATATAATAATTTTCCACCTAATTCAGATATAGCTTTGGTAAAATCTATATATTTTTTAGGTAGTAATTCACGTATATCTTCTGTGTTAGATGGATATTCTAAACTTTGAGTTAATTCAGTATTATTTTGAAAATTAATAATTGAATCTATATGTCCAGTAATCATGTTTTTAATTGTATTAATTCTTTCTGGTATTAAATCAAATTTTTTTTTCATTAATTAATCTATTATATATTTTTTTATATATTATAACGTTTTCTATTAAAAATTTTTTCTATTAAAAACTTTTTCTAGATTTTCCTAAAAATAAAAAATTTTATCTATCTTATTACGTTTCATTTCATTACTACTAACTTCATCTTCATATTTTGAATAACAATGTTTTAATAATTCCATATCTAATGGTGGTAAATTAGGAATACCCTTCCAATGTTTTGTCTTATTTAAAAAATCTTGTTCAAATTCAGTTGGATATGCAAAAATAAGAGATGATTTTGGATTTATCATTAGCTTTCTCAAATTAGTTGGAAGTAGAAAATTAGATTGTGGAGGTAGTACTGCTAATAATTGAACAAATGGTTTAATTGGTTTATCTAATTTTAATTCTAATTTGCTTGGTTTTAATAAATATTTTGCAATATCACTAATAAATGGAGGATGGTCATATGGGAAATACCAAGACCATGATGGACAATCCTTAAAATAGTATAATGTAACCCATTTAATTCCTAACATATAATGTTCTACTAACTTTTCACTAAATTCTTCTAATTCATCCATTGTTACCCCCCAATAATGATTATAATATCTAAAACGCCATTTCTCAGGCTCATCTGAACCTAACTGTATAGGGTCAAAAATTTTAAATTGTAAGTTTTCAATACGATGCATCTCTTTCTCATAATCATTTCCATCATTCATCTTTCGTCGTTTTCCAGTTGCATAATTTTCTCTTAATACACTTTCTTCCATTTCACTTAATTTATTAATGAAACGATATAAAAACTCCTTATTAAAATTAGTATTATTCATATTATTTTCCATTAAATATTCTATTTTATTTGTTTCTAATAATATTTCACCTATTGTTTCAGTATATTTAATAATTAAACTTTCAATTCCATCATGTTGAATATCCAATGAAGGGATATGAGGTAAAAAATCATTTCCTAGAAAATAGCACATAAAAATAAAATCATCTATAATCTTCTTATTATCTAATTTATTCACATCTATAATAGAAACTCCTTCAAATGTATTAATCCTCATATCACCTTTCTTGCAATAATGTTTAATAGTATTAACTATTGATTCTTTCATAATCTTCATACTAACATAGTTTAATACTTCTTTCGAACCATTCTTTGAAATCTCATTTGATTCTCGTAATAAATAGATACTATCTAATCCAGTTGTAAGAGCGAGGAAAATTAAATCTGCATCTAATCCATATATAACATATGATAAATCAGTAATACCATTCATTTGATTCTTTCTAATAAATTGTAATAATTTATGTTCACCTTCTGATGGTGTAAAACTAGATGAATAAATAATTTGTTTTACATTCTTATACTCAGATGCCCAACTCATAATCCTATTATGGAGTTTCTCCATAAATTCTGTTCCAGGTGTTACTGCATTATTATTCCAATGATTATGAATTGGGATATTATGTTTTTTCTTAATATTATCCCATAGATTTTTATCTGCTACAGATTTAAATCTTCTCAAACGTTGTTGTTTAATTTTTGCTACAGGAGCAACACCATCAATTGCAATATAAACTCCTTTTGTGGGTTCAACAAAACTAATAATTTTTTCAAAATACTCTATAACAGCATTAATCATTTTATTCTCTAATTTATCATTATCCGTTACATCAGGATTCTCAGCTAATATACGGAAGCAAACTGGATGAATCATACAGTTTGCATCAATTAAGAAATAATCTATTGATTCAGATTGTTTATTTTTTGTAAAAATAAAACCATCTTTTTTATAATTTTTTAACAACCATGCAAAAAAGTGCGGGATACCCATTAAGTATAATATACCTTATTTGTTTAAATACTTAAATTTCAGTATTTTATAGGAATTTATTAAATTTAATAAAGTATTTTATAATTGTATTATATTCAGTTGGGTACTTTTCACGATTATTATAGATATCATATAAATTTTGAGTATTAATCTTATATACAATATCTGTATTTGTTTTAATATTAAATATTAGATTAAATTTTATATTATCTGATAGATGAATATATGATAGTATATTTATTTTATCGATTACTTCTTTTATAATTTCATTTTGTAATTCAATAAAATATTCTGAATTATCATTAAAAACAAGTAATGATAATAAAAATTCGGGTATTTCTATATGATGTAAATAATTTGTACAATAAATATTAAATAATATAGAATGAATTGTTGTATTCCAACATGCAAAAGAGTTATTTAACTTTATCATGATAATCCAATATTTAGATTCTTCTATTTTTCCCATTATAGAATAATCATAAAATAGGTCATACCATTTTATTAATTCAGTAATAGGAATAGTAATAGGAAATTTTGTAATAAAATTATTTAATATTTTAGTTCTTTTATTTATATATTTATTAATTTTATTTATTCTATATTCATTATTCGATGTAGTTTTAGTATTTTCATTCATTACAATATTAATAAATTTGTTATTTGGCATCTATATATAAATATTATTTATTTATATTTTTTAACTATTTTTTAATGGATTCGTAGTGATCATATATTTTTGAAATAGTCAGGATATTCATCTTCCGGTATTTTTAATATACTATAACTTGATTTCAATATATTTATAATCATATGTAAATAAATAGACACATTAATATCTTGATCAATATCCATAATATTATATACAGTCTCAAATCTTAATATATAACAGTTATTTATAGTATCATTTAATATTTTATAACAATTATAATATTTTTTATCTTGTGTATTTTCATTCATTTTGCTAATATATGATATTAATTGAAATTTTGTTGATACCCAAGTAAATATTGTTTTAACATTATTAAATATTTCTTCTTCTACCCAATAATTTGCACAACTAATTCCTATTTGTTTAAATTTAATAGAATTAGATGAAAATATATTTCTATAATCTATATTTCTTAAATATTTTATTATAAAAGAAGGGGGAATATTCTTATGTAATTTCAAATCTATACGATAAAAATTTAAATCATCATGTGTTATTTTCATAATATGATTGTTTATTAAAGGGATTTCATTATTTTTTTCAAAAAAATTATAAATATTATAAATATTAGGAGGTAACATTATTTGATTACTCATACCACACTATAATTAGAAATATATTATTTTTCGTTTTACATAAAAAAATATGTTATATTTTATAATGGTAACCAATATACTTGATATTAAAAAAATAGAAATAGAAATAGAAAAAATTAAATATCCATTTATATTTTTATTTTCATTGGTACCTCATCTTGATACTATAGATGATATGAATCTTAGTATTATATTGAGATTGTTTTTAAAATATCATATTATGAGTGTATGTGATTATAATATAAAAAAGATATTTTATAAATCAATACCTGATTATTCCATATCATTAGACATATTAAATAATTTTCAGGAACTATTAAAAAAGAAAAGAATATATAATGCTTTCTTAGAAAAATGGAAAGAAAATTATAATAATAGTAAATTCTGGAAATTAAATACTAGTGATATGATTGATACTATAATAAACTTAAAAATTAAATTTGAAGCTATATATGATTGTTCTAAATCTAAAGAACCATTTCATAAAAAATTAGAATCTTATATTAATAAAAATAATAAATGGATTGAACAATCATATTATGATATTAATGAAAATATTATATATCGATTAGAATTAATATTAAAATTAGTTGGAAAAAGAGTATTTGAAATTGTTGAAATACCCCTACTTACAATAGATGATTATGATAGTCTTGATGCTGGTGATATTATAAAATATATGGAAGCTATATATGAAAGAGTTAGTAATTTTTTAGAAGAATCTATTGATTTGTTTACATCATATAATATGATTTGTATGCAAATAAATAGTATGATTAATCCAACTATTGTTAATATAATAATAAAAGATATAGACTCTGAGACTGATATAGATGATATTAAAAATTATAGTACTAATAACTAAATAATAATTTACAAGTACCCTTATGAACAATAAACATATCATAATTTTTACTAATAAATTTTAATGATAATGCTAATTTACTAGTAACCATATTATTTCCTACTCCATAAAATTGTTCTAATAAGTTTTTATATTCTGTTAAAAATTCTTTATTAAAAAGAATTTTATATAGTTTTCCTTTTAATTCTCTCATATTAGCAGTTCCAGATGGTTGGGTTTCTTCTGGATATAAACAAAAAGATTGATAAAATAAACCTTGTGGTAATATATTATTTAAATATCGATAAGATAATACATAAGTATAATAATTTGAGTCAACTCTATCTAATAATATATCATATTTGTCAAATACTAATGTTTGATTTTTTATTAAATTATTAGTAAAATATTGTGATGTATCAAATAATAAAGTATTATTTTTACCATATGGAGTAAATTTATCTTTATAAACTTTTGGTTGACAATACCATATTAATTCTTTTGATGGATTTAAAAATGATAATTCACAATCAAAGGTTGATTGATTTGGTATATTAAATTGATTTTCATCAAATACTTCTACTACATATTCTAATTTAGAACTTGCAAATTTATATCTTTCAATATCATCCATATAAATAGCTTCAACAATCATATTAATATTTGGTTTTGGAATCATACTATAATATAAATCAAAATTTATATAAGGATAATATTTACCAATTTTAGGGGCAATAGTATTATAAATAGAAGATTTTATATTTAACATTAAGGTTATCCATTGATTCATATTTATTAAATATTGTGATACCTCTCCATTATTACCATTCATTACTGCTATATCAACTATATCCATTGTTGGATTTAATATTTTAGTTATCTGATTCATTGTATATTGTGTACCTACTGATGTTAAAATAATATTTATCTCATCACTTGTTAAATCAGGAAATGTATAGGCTAATAAGGTTGAATTAATATATAGACATGTGTAATTAATTTTCCTCTCTTCAATATTATATTTATATTCTGTATAAATTAAGTTGGTGTCTAGATTAAAATTATCAACAACATCTATCATTATATTTACAATAGTATTATAATATGTTGCATAATCTTCAAAACATATCAGATTATATAAACTAGATATTTTGGCACTAATTGATATGGTTGTATTACGTAATGCAACTAAGGGTAAACTAGCACCTGCATTTTTATTAAACCAAAATATTAAAGGAATTAATAATTTATTACCGCCCTTAGGATTCATATTATGAGTATAAATATTTGATGTATGACCAATCATATTATAATAATTAGTAATATAATCTGGTTTTATATGATGTAATTGATTAATATGCAGTACATCATTAGAATATCTATTAATTTCTACACCACCTATTTCAAGACTAAAATATTCAAAAAAGTTATGACCCAAATATTCTGCAAAATTAAAATTTATCATATTCATACTATTAAGCTTATTTAATATAGTTGTATTTGTTACTATCATCTTATTATAAAAATTTAAATTTGTAACCATATTATCATACATATTTTTTATCATAGTTTTAATAACATTAGTACCAATAAATAATGTTGTATCATAAGTTGTATTAGTTGTTAATAATAAACTAATTGAGTTTATATATCCTGTAATATTTATCATATTATATATTGTTATATCTAACTTATTTTTATAAAAATTTTTAGTTGATTTATTTAATTGATTAAAATTAGCAACTGTATCTTTTAATAAATTAATTGTTATATTATCAGAATCTAATAAAGTAGATAAAATTCTATATAATTGTGCTTCAATATCAACATATCCCTTAAGATTAGTATAATAGGTGGTATACTTTGTTATTATAGTATTAATATTACTTATTTGTGTCGCTTTATGATTTATATAATTAGTATTAGTTATCATATTATCACTAAATGATATAGTTGGTAAATCTATTTCGAGATAACATCGATGTATACAATCACCTGTATTTAATATAAATGTAACTATATTATCATAATCTGCTATTTGTTCTGAACTAATTCTTACTAATTCGGTTGAGAAGTTAGTGTGTCGTCTAAATACTTTTTTAAAGAATGTAACTTCTGGTTTAACTGTTAAATATATATCTTGTTTTCCAGATGATATGATTTGAAGTAATCCTCCTGTCATTTATATTATTTATATTATTTAGATTTTAAACCTTTTAACATTTAGAAGTGTGAAGAATTAAATATTTTTATTTGTAGATTGCTTTCAGCATTCGCATACTTTTTGAGAACTAGGATGGAATTATAGCATTTACTGAAAAAGCACCAGAGTCAAATTTCTCTGGGGGTACAATATGTTGTTTAATAAATATATGGAAAATTATAAAACTACTTAATAATCCAATCAATTCCATAAAACGTATATTTGTAATAGTTCCATCTATCATATAATTAGCTAATAATGAACCCATAGTCATCTTAATCATATCATCAAATAATAATTGATATTTATTATCAATTTTTGGTATCATTGATTGGACAGCTATACTAAAAGCACAATATCCAGCAATAGTAAAACTACTTCTCATTAACCATTCTTGGTCAAAATCAGGTTTCTTACCTTCTAAATGAGAAACTACTAATTTTTGAGCACCAAAAATTGTACTAAATTTAACTAAATCATAAATTGCCATATTAATACCACTATTATCGCTATTGATATGTTCTTTTAATCCAAAACTTAATTTATTAGTTAATAAACTATGTACTACAACACCTACTAAGGTTGCTACAGAAAGATTTTTCCAATTATCATCTAAAAGTGGTGTATTACGAAATTGATGATTAACAAGATTTGTTATAACTAAAATAGTTGAAAATAAACTTAAATCTGTCTTAGTTACTAGAATATCATTTGGTGAAATCATATATAATACCTAGAAAAAATATTTATCGGTGAGTTTATATAAAAATTAGAATATTTATAAATTATAATATGAAAATTTTTGATTATAAATTTATAATCCTCTTAGGTCTTACATTAGTTGTTTATTTTCTTTATAAAGAACTTGAATTCTTACGTGGGAAAATAGATAAAATTGAACAAATGGTTAAAACGGACAGATCTGATATAATACCTAAATTAGAAGATAATACACCAGTATTAGCACTACCGCTAAAACCAACTTCTCCTATTAAGAATAATAATGATAGTTTAATGTTAGTTAATAAATCTCCTAAATTAATTACAATTGATATGACACCTACTATTATGAATGATACTTTGCAAAAGGTCTCACCTAAAAAGTTATATGAGGTTTTAGAAAAGTTAACTGAAATTGAAATACCTACTCTTAAAAATCTTTCAGAAAAGATGCATTCTGATACTACTGAAGTATCAAATCATATTGCAATTTATTCAAATGATAATGAGCATTTTGATGAAACACAAAATTCACTTTTGGAAAGTATTGAATCGGTCAAACGTAAAAAAGAACTACAAACTGATATAGATAAAATAGAAGAAAAAAGTCAAGAGATGATTAAAGTCGAAACAAATATTGATGACCTCATTGCATCGTTAAGCATATCACCAAAAAGAGATAATACTACATCTCAATATAGTGAGACATGTTTAGATAAAATGAAAGTAAATGATTTAAAAAAGATAGCTGAGAAAAAAAATATTACTTTTTCCAAAAAAATAAATGGTATACAAAAAAATAAAACAAAGAAAGAAATAATTGATGAAATTTTAGCTTCAAAAATATAATATTTATAAATATTATTTCTAATTAATAATATATAATGGATAATCGTTACTTCAATTATGGCTGCCCTGCCTTGATGCAAGATGCAAGATTTATTACAAATTACTTTCCTAATCGCGGTTTTGAACAACATATTCGTAATGTTAATAATATAAAGTCTGCTCAAGATTACAAATTATTTCTTCAACGCAATGGTGATACAATTGTAAATAGAGAGGTTGCATATTTAACTAAAATAAATACTTGCAATGTTAATGGTAGTTGTATGCCATTAGGCAAGAATCCTGACAATGTTATTGCCCAAGCTTGCGGTTGCAATTGCAAATAATTTTTTTAATAAGAAAATTAATATAGATTTTTAAGTTTAATCTTAGAAAAATTATATCATATCTATTAATATAATAAAATGATTAATAGATTTGATAAACCACATAGAGTATTACCAACCTATGATATTAAAAAAGGACTAGAACTTTTTAGTATGGTATCCAGATTAGATACCCACGAATTATTACAACATTCTTTGGTTAATAGCATACCATTAGATGTAGTTAATGACATGGATGAAAATTTAATTCACGAAGTTGTTTTTATTGACCCAAGAAAAGCTACTTCTCTTAATAAATTAAGTACAATTAAATTTTTAGTTCAGAATGGGTGTAATCCTGATAAGCCAAATAAATATAATATTACACCTCTCCATATTGCTTGCAAGCAACAATTAGAAGAAGTTGTACAATATCTACTTGAGATTGGATGTGATGCAAATTATAAAGATAATATGGGATTAACACCATTTCATTACTTGTTAACTGGTAATATAAAAACTATTAATAAAACAAATGATGTTATGGATTTTATTGCTCCTCCCAAAAATGTTGATGTTGATAAACAGGCAGAATTATTAGAAATAAAGAAACAATTATCAGGTATGATAGGAAATAAAACAAAAGCAGATAGTATGTTCCCACTTTTAACTACAATAAAAAATACAATTGATAATATAACTACTGATGATAAACTAATAAAATCTAGATTAGAAAATACTAGTAAAAATATATCTGAATTTATTATATCTAATCCTTCTAATACTGATAGAATTAGTGAAAGTATTGGTATTACTATAGAGAGTCTTACTACTGATATTGAAAATAATTTTGGTAAATTTGCACCTATTGAAATAGGTATTCACACCAAAGAGGAAACATCTTGGTCACCTATTGAGAATGATACATTGGCATTAATACGTAATGGTAAGATTAAGAAGGTAATTAAGAATGAAATGACATATATGAAAGATGAAATTAAAGATATTGTAGATAGTTTTACTCCAGATTCTATTGACCCTGATATTATAACATTTCCTGCAAATAATAATGAAAAGAAAATAGAAGGGCTGTCTGAAATATTAAGATTACCACATATAATAGCAGAATTTGCACAATATGTACAATTACCACCAAATATAATACAAATGATAAATGATAGAATAGATCCTGCAATTATAGTTGCTGCTAATGCAGCCATACAAAGAATACACAATGCAATTCAAATAGCTAGAACAGAAAATGAAGTGCTAACTATAGCAGAAAGTGAAATAGCAAATGCAATAACATTTGCATCAAATCAAACAATAAGTGCTATTATTGAAAATATACCAAATAAAACAATATTATCAAACTCAATAAGAAGGGAAATAAAATCTCAAATACATAATATAGATTTTGCACAAAATGAAAAAATAGGAGCAATAAACGGAATAATAAATGCATTAAATACATTAGCAGGAATTATAGGACCATTAGCAGCACCATTAGTAGCATTATCAGGAATCTTAGGAGGAGCATTAGCAGGAGCACCATTACTAGGACCACCATTACTAGGAGCAATAATAGCAATAGCAGCAGCAGCAGTACCAGCAGTAGCAGCAGTACCAGCAGTAGCAGCAGAATTAAATAATTTAATATTGGTATTACAAGCAGTACCACTACAAATAACATTAGTAGTACAAAGCATAGAACAAGTATTAGCAGTAGCACCGCCAATATTAAGAGAATTAGTAGTACTAATAGTATTACCATTAACATTACAACCAGGATTAGAATCAATAGAGGCATTAGAAAGAATGGTAAATTTTATACCTATACCAGTAGTTATAGCAGGATACGCAGTACCAGTAGTAGAACAAATATTGACAATAGCATTCACAGATGCATCTCAAGTAGTAAGAGTTCAAAATAACAGTGTTAATTTTATATTAGACTTGATATATAATATAATAGAAACCGAAATAGATGCAATACCAAATAATATAGTTAATAATATAGTATATACAATAAAAGATAATATTTCAAATAACATGGTATTAGTAAATTTAAAAAATATTTATCAAATTCCACAAACACAATTTCAACAAAATATAATCCAAAATATGCAACTTTATGTAAAATCTAATGTACAAAATACTATGAGTAATGCTATATTACCTAATCTTATAAAATTAATTTTAGATGAAATATTATTTGTTGCATTACCAGATCCTCTAGTTAATCAACTACCTAGAGTTCAAAATAATGTGATAATAGATAATATAATTACAAATTATTTAAATATTTTAAATATTGTAAATGTACAATTAGTTACTAATATACGAGAAACAATTAAAGGGTCTATAAATATTTTATTAGCTGATATAACTTTATCAGCAAATGATATAAGAACTGCAGTATCTAATCAATTAAAATATATATTAGAAAGTAGTATACCAATAAAACGTAATAATTCTAATAATATTATTTTAGCTAATAATTTTAGACAAATTGGTATTTCAATGCTCGATGCATTTACAAATATAGTTGATATATATCATTCTAAGAATATTATAAGGAGAGTATTAGATAATGCACCAATACAGAAGGTTACAGAAGAGATAAAAATAGAGGAATGTTTGAGGGTTATATTATTTAAATTATTAAATTTTAGTAATATCATGATACGAGTTATAGACACAATTGATGACCCTTTAAGAAGCTATTTAATTATTGAATTATTTCATATTCAACCAAATCTCATGTTAGTTCTACCTCAACCTCCACCAGTTGTACCAGCTTTACAAATACAAATAGATAGTATAAGTGAAGACGAACTAAATAAAATACAAAATAAAATGAATAGTCTAAAATATGAATCAGAATCATATATTCCTACTGATATAAGAACTAATTTGAAAGTAGTTGAAATTGAAAAAATTAAGAAAACAGAATTTGATACTATAAGAAATATTATAGTTATGATAATAAATATGATATTTAGTTTAAAAACAAATAATAGTTCATATCGTGTTACATTTATTGATAATACATTAAGAATGATAAATGAGACCTATTCTAATTATTTACCTGTTCATACTGGTAGTATAGTATATTTATTTGATTTAATAAATAGAATAGTAGGAATTCAAAAGAAAATTAAAACTAATACAAATTCTATTAGTAGTGCTATATCACTCCTAGTAACAATTGGTGATTCTACGGGATTAAAGAAATTATATACTGACTATTATCCTACTATAGTTAAACAGTCTAACCTTTTAAAGTTCTTCAATTATTTATATGGAAATTTTATAAATAAAATGGAAGAGACTTATAAGAATCTTATTAATGTAAAACCAGTGACAGAAATAAAGTTTGCTATGATTGATTATATTAAATTAGCTTTGAATTTAAACACAATAAATTCAAATTATTATTTATATTATTATTTATTTTCACCAGATAAACTAATAAAATTAAGTAAATTTAATTATTATCAAATAACTAATCAACCTGATAATAATATTTATTATGAAGAACTTGGCGGTCCTTTGATTGATTTATATTCTATAAATATTGATGTAGATAATAGAGATATAGCACAAAACATACAACCAAATGATGCTAAAACCGTTGTTAATGATAGTAATCAACGAGGTTACTTTGAAAAGTTACCAGACAAATCAACTCAATTTGGTGGTGAATATTTTAAAATATTGAAAGATAGTAAATTACCTCCTTCTTTAAAAAATGCATTAGACAAGTTTTATAAATATTCAATGATAATGCTTATTAAAGATATTTTTGAACAAGTAGGTACAATTAATATTGCACAAAAAGAGAATGATAATATTTCTAGAATGGTAGCAGTAGTAGCTGCATGTATAGATATATTAACTCAACCAACTGATATGAAAGTAATACAAGAAACTATATTGGCAGCAAGAAATGCAATCATAGGTATAGATAATAAATTAACAAGCTCTATAATTGATATTATGGTACCATTAGTATTAATAAACCAACAAATAGAACAATCTGATGCTAAAATTAATAGTATGACTGCTAAATTAGCTACCAAGACACAAGCTGTAATAGCTGCTACTACTGCTTTGACTATTATACTTGGAAATATTCTATCTACTGAAGAACAAAAAATTAAGGCAGAACACAACTTAGCCAAAGCACAGAAAGAAAAAGCAGATGCAACCCAAAAGTTAGAAGCAGCTCAAAATAAATTGGAAAATAATAAAGCTACCTTACGTTCTCAATTAATCAGAATACAAGAATTATTAAGAATTGCACAAGCAGAAGCACAAGCTAAAACACAAGCTGTTATTGCAGCTGGTGGTGTTTTACCAGTTATTGACCAACAATTACTAGCTGCACTAAATAATATGCAACCACCTAATCTATTTACTAATGCCCTAGCACAAGCAGCCATATTAGCGGCACAAGCAGTGAACGGAATACAAAATGTAGAACCTATATTAAACATTGCATCCATACTAATAGATAATAATGATATAGAGAGTGCATTGATATTAATACGAAATGCCGCATTAAATTCATCTCCTGACCAGATAAATATGATTGATCTTATAAAAGTGCATATAAATCAACCAAACTTTATAAATATAACAAGTGCTATAGTAAAAAGTATAAATCCTCTTATAAATGGAAAGACACCTGTCGAAGAAATTAACCCTATAATTAGAAAATTAGAAGCTATTCCCAATTTCACATCAAATAGTCCACTTGATTTAGAGGGATTACAGCAAGCATTGCCTTTACTACAAAAAGCATCTCGAATTATTGCTAGTGCTCCTGCAGTTCCTAATGCAAATCTAGCCGCCAATCCACTTGCTAGTATTATATCTATAGTTAATAATTTAAGAAGAAAATTAGGATTTACAGTTAAGGATGATTTAGCTGCTTATGAAGTAATAGCAAAAATGGTAGAAGAAATAGTGAAAGAACAAATTAAAGTATATATACATAATGCAGTTACATCTATATATAAAACAAAAATATCTAATTTACCTCCTGGTATAACAATTGATTCTATTGTTATGAAATATACTCCTATTCCTGTCGGTATAACGAGTACAAGTGTTGATATAACAGATGACTATAATCCTGATACTATTACAAATCTCTATCCATTAATGGCAAATTTAAAGAAAATAGAGGATTTTATATTATATCCCAATGATTTTACTAATTTAAATAAATTAAAGAGTAAATATGGTGTTCCTAATATTAAACTTAATATTATAGAATTATTATTACAATATAGGGGGTCACCATTTATTACTAATATTGAAGGGCGTAGTGCTATCTACCCAATTATTTTAAATAATAGATATGATATAATTAAAGTATTAGTTAATAAAGAAATACAATTTAATAATTTTGATAATGAAAAACCTAAAAGATTCTTAGAAGAGCAAATTAAAAATAATATTGAAAAAGTATTTGGACATTATGATAATCCATTAGATATACCTATGAAAGATATATTCAGTAATATGAACTCATATTTATATAAAGATGTAACATCTACTATTCAATCCAATGAAAGTTTTGGTAATAATATATTTGGTCATTTAGAAAATTCATTTCATCTATCAACTTATATCACATTACAATTCTTGTCTGAATATTTATCTGAAGTACAATCTAATAATAATTCTAATGAAAACTATTTATTTGAAAATATAGGAAAATTTAAAATTAAGAATGATTACAAATATATTATAATTAATAAATTAATAAATGAACTTAATGAAATCAAAACTAGTAAAGAAATAGAAAAGAAGAATGGTATGGCTAGTAAGAAAAATAAATTAGATACTGAAATTAATAAATTAAATTCTACTATAACGGATTTAACGACAAAACGTAATGCATTAGGTTCACAAGATTTAACGGTTATTAATTCATCTCTCTCTACTTGTAATAATGAACGTAATATGAACCATATAATTGACCGTTATAATACAAATATTCATAATATAGTTATGTTAGAAGCCTGGTCTAATTTATTTAATGAATCTTCTAAAGATAATTATAATTTGAAACCGTTGGAATTATTAAAAGAATTACAAAATAATATTAATAATACACAAATATTAAATAACTTAAATGTTATATTTAAACATTATCATGATTTAGCAGAAGATTATTTTAATACTGAAAAATATACTGATAATAATAAATTTCTACATTTTATTGAAGATATGTTAGTATATATTTGTAAATTAGTAATTGGTACTAGTATTGAATATATGATGCGTCGAATTCTATTTACTTATTTTAGTCAATCGATGGATAATATGGATGATATTACAAATAGAATTGATTATATTATTAATAAAACATCAACAGGCAAAGTACTATCAGATACATTATATTGTGAAATATGTCCTGAACTTGTTAGAACTTCAGCAGAGATATTTAAATCAAGAGCTGACGAACAAGGTAATCCAGTAAGACCGGTACGAGATATATTATCAAACTTCTTCAAACTATTAAAAACATCTATTATACCAATAGATTCAAAAATAGTTGATGTATTTACAAAGAATGTTACTCCATATTTAGATTCATTTATTTCTAAATCTATCTTATTATGGTATGTGAATGTTGAAAATATATTAAAATTTCATATTAATAATTATCGTGCAATACAAAGTCTTATTGAATTAAAATAAATTATTTTGCATGCACTAGCGCGTATTATACTCAAAATGTTCTAAATTAATATAATATTTTAAGTTAGATGCCATCGTCCAACATTATGTAATTAAAAGCAAATTATATACTTGAAAATAAGGGTAAAATGCAACCTTGTTGATAATATTAAAAAGAAGTATTATTTCTAAGGAATTGTTTGTTAATATAATTACTTTTTAACATTTTTTTTCATCTCTTCAACAAATGTTATATTTTGAGAATTTAAATTTATATCATTTGTTTCATTATGTTCTTCTACTATTCTTAATGTAAAACTATGATTCACATTTCTAAATTCTATTGGAGAACCATCCGGATAGGTAAATGAAATGGTAAGTTGTGTCAAATTAGAAATTGGAAAACTCTTTGAATAAATATTATCAGGATTTACTACATATGTATTAAAAAGTAAATCTCCTGGATTACCATTTAATTGAATCTTTGCAAATGCAGAAGCTATACTACTAGTTGAATGGACATATTCAATATCATTCATATACATTAATATATAGTTATATTTACCAGATAAGTTAATAAAACCACTATTATAATTAATTATATTTCCAACATAATCTGTATTAGTCGATGCAATATATTGTGTATGATTTGTTTGCTCGTAATCAAAATTAATAATGGAACCATTCATACCAACATTCATAAATCCAAGAATATCACCCATTGTATCTTTTCTATCAAATAAGAAACTAACTTTAGTTTTAGTTCGTATCATTATATTTTTTCCACCATTTAATATACTGGTACCAATACTAGTAGTAACACTTGATACTATTCCAATAATAACATCAAATGTATTATTCTCTGGATTAGTTGCATAAATATTAAATTCTTTATTTAAATAATTACTTCCTATTATTATAATACTATTATTAGATAGAAATGTTACATCTGTTGCACCTGTTATTGTAATAACATCCCCAACATTAACAAAACTTTGATTCATACTAATAGTAAGGAAATAGTAAAGGATATTATTAATTGGACCTACTTTAATATTAAAACTATCAGGGATAGAAGTCATAATATAAGGGATGAATGTAATCTTATTAATATTTGTTTCTAGTTTTACATCAAAATTATTATAAATCATATTAATACTATTAATATTTCTAGGAACTTTATTTATTTCAGTTTGAATTTTATTTAATAATGTTGTAGTTGAATAGAAACCTTCATCAATTTGTAACATATAAACAGTATTTCCATCTTGTATATGTTTCCAATATAATTTATCATTTACATTTTTTTGTACAATAATATCAACATATGGTATTTCTGAACCTACTAATTCTATTTTAGTAACATTGTTAAAACTCTTTTTTAAATTAATCACGTAATTATTAGCACTTGGATATCCTGGAATACTATCTATAATTTTCATAATTTGTACATTCATACCACCACCAGTGTAATCTCCATATGCATTATAATTTATATTAATCATAAAATTATCACTATCTATAATATTATATACATATTGATTTGCCTGATAGTTAATATTTGAAATTGGATAGTTTGAATTTAAATAACCTAATTTAATTCCAGCAATATGTTGATAAGTAATTTTAAATATTTGTTTTATCTGATAATAATCTGATATTGTATTAATATAATTAGTAGGTAAAGGAACAAATAAACAATTCATGTTAATATAATCTATAAAAGTTGACATATTAGTAATAATATTAGAACCTACTATAGTCATAATAGTAGGATAGATTGCATTTAAAAAACGCTGGGGAATGTCTGCACTTCCTATAAATACTTGTTTATATCCAACAATATCATTAAAACATATATTATTAAATATATTTGTATCTGTTTGATTTACCGCTTCAACATTAATATATAATTCTGTTGTATTATTTTTATAATCAATATCTATCATATTACTTCCAAATATTATAACATAATAATTAAAACCATTTATTAAATAAATACTATTAATTAGTGATTTTGATATTCCATTTACATTTTGAATCACTATATTGTCTCCTATTGATAAATTATGACTCGGATAATTAATATTAATTATACTTGAACCTTTGGTAAATTTAAATGGGTTTGTTGGTAGAATCATACCATTAGTATAATATATATTTTTTGGATATAGATTTCTAAACATACTATCAATATTTAATAAGGTAGATTTCTGTATTTTTTTAACATCTTTGTTCATTATAATATATATACTATAATATTCTTTTTATTCTATTAAAAATTGATTTTTGGTTTAAAAAGAAGAATATCCATAATATTTAATGCCTAAAAAATCAATGTCTGATGCTGAGAAATATGATAAAATGACACCTCGTGAACACATCCTATTACGCCCAGGAATGTATATTGGAGATGTCGATAAAACGAAGGAACTTATGTGGGTGTGGTGTGATAAGATGATAAAAAAAGAGATTACTTTTACTCCTGGCTTTTTTAAAATCTTTGATGAAGTATTAGTTAATGCACGTGATGCATCGGTTAATGACCCATCTTGTGATACTATTAAAGTAGAATATAATGAAATGGAAGGTTATATTAGTGTTTATAATAATGGTGATATTGGTATCCCTGTTGAAGAACATCCTGTTCATAAGACACTTGTACCATCAATGATTTTCGGCGAACTCCTTACTAGTAGCAATTACAATGATAGTGAAGAGCGAACTACCGGGGGGATGAATGGTCTGGGAAGCAAATGTTTAGGAAAGAATCAAATGATACCACTTTATAATGGTGATATTAAATTAGCTAGTGAAATTAAAGTGGGTAATATTTTAATTGGTGATGATGGAACTCCTCGTACAGTTAAAAAAGTAATAACAGGAAATGGTACAATGTACCGTATCACACAATCATTAGGAGAAGCCTATGAAGTTAATGAAGATCATATTTTAACTCTTCATATGCCAGATCATAAAGTTATTTTTTGGAATAGTTATAATTGCGGATGGTCTATTTTATGGTGGGATAATGTTGAGAAAAAAATTAATTCTAAATGTTTCAGAGCATATAAATCACAAATTACTTGTCCTGAATGTAATGCGTCTTTAGCTAATAATATGAATCGTCATTATCAACGTCAACATCCAGATATTGAAATTCCAAAAAGACTTCGTAAATCACCAACAATTAATCCAACTGATACAGATGAAATTAAAAATACAAAATTAGCTGCTGAAAAATTTAGTAAAACTATTGATGATAATAATGTTTTTGATATTAGTATCAAAGATTATATGAATTTAGATAAAACTACACAAATGCGATTAGCAGGTGTTCGTGGTATGTGTGTACAATGGCCTAAACAAGAAATTGAATTAGATCCATATATTCTTGGATTATGGCTTGGAGATGGAATGCAAACTGGGTATAGAATGGCTGCTAATCCAAAAGATGATCCTGAAATTATGAAATATATTGAAGAGTGGTGTGAGAAGAATGATGCTAGAATTAAACAAGAAGGTGCCTATGTATACTATATTTCATCAGATTCAAATTATCATAAAAAAGGATGCGCTCCATTAAAAAACCAATTAGCTAAATATAATCTTATTGATAGAAAACATATTCCAAAGCAATATATGATTAATGACCGTGATACTAGATTAAAAGTATTAGCTGGTATTATCGATACAGATGGTACAGTTCAGAGAGATGGTACACGTATTATAATTACTCAAGGTATGAATCACGAAGAACTAGCAAAAGATATAGTATATTTAGCTCGTTCGCTAGGTTTCTGTTGTAAACAAACAATTAGAAAAACAACATGGACATGGAAAGGTGAGAATAAAAAAGGACTTGCATATAATATTAATATTTCAGGTAATGGAATTCAAGATATTCCAACCATATTACCAAGAAAGAAATGTAATCAACCAAAATGTCATAATACTGCCAAATCAACAGGTACGATTCATATTAATAAAATAGAAAATGGAGATTATGTTGGTATTGAAATTGATGGAAATCAACGTTTTATTATTAATGATTTTACTGTTACACATAATTGTGCTAATATTTTCTCAAATAAATTTATCGTAGAAATTGATGACATGAAACGTGGAAAGCGATTTATTCAAGAATGGTCTGATAATATGGCTGTTGTTGGTAAGCCAAGTATTACCAAGTTACCTGCAAAAGCCAAGAGTTCAGTAAAGATTACTTTCTATCCTGATTTGGAAAAATTTAAATTAAAGACAATGGATAGTGACCACAAGTCATTGTTTCATCGTCGATGTATTGACATTGCAGGTACATCAAATAATAAACTTAAAGTATATTTTAATGAGACTAAAGTAGATGCTAATACTTTCAAACAATATATCGATCTCTATGTACCTGACACAGAATTATATTATGAACAATCTGATAGATGGACTGTAGGTGTTGTCTATAAACCAGATGCTGGAGGAGAAGTAGTATCATTTGTTAATAGTATTTCAACTTATCACGGTGGTACTCATTGTAATTATATTATTGATAATGTGGTTAAAACCCTTATTAATGATTTTATTAAAAAGAAGGAAAAAGATATCAAAATTACTCCAACATTACTGAAAGAAAACCTTGTATTTTTTATTAATAGTACTATTATTAATCCAGCCTTTTCATCACAAACAAAAGATACTCTTACTACTAAAGTGGATAAGTTTGGTTCCAAGTACGAACCATCACCTACATTCTTAAAGAAACTTGCCAAATGTGGTATTGTAGAACAAGTGATTGAACTAGCTAAATTCAAAGAGAATAGTAGTCTCAAGAAAACAGATGGTAAAAAGCAAGTCAAAATTTCTGGTATTCCAAAACTAGATGATGCAAATAAAGCGGGAGGAAAAGATTCTCACAAATGTACCCTCATTCTTACAGAAGGAGACTCTGCAAAAGCTACTGCTCTTGCAGGTCTTGCGATTGTAGGACGCGATTATTATGGCGTTTTCCCATTAAAGGGAAAACTTTTAAATGTACGAGAAGCACCTCCATCTCAATTACTTGCAAATGAAGAAATTAAGAACCTTAAACTTATTCTTGGATTAAAACAAGGTGAAGACTATAGTAGTGAAGAAAAGTTTAATACACTTCGGTATGGTCATATTCTTCTATTAACTGACCAAGATTCAGTTACGGGTGATACACCTCTATTATTAAAGAATGAAAAAAATATGTTAGAAATTAAAACAATTGATGATATTTCAAATAATTGGACATATAAAAATGATAAAGAAGTTTCAGATACACATTATTTAGTTTGGACAGAAAAAGGATGGACCCCTATTAAACAAGTTATTAGGCATAAAGTTAGTAAAAGAATGTATCGTGTATTAACTCATACAGGTGTTGTAGATGTAACAGAAGACCATTCATTAATTAAAAATAATGGAACTGAAATTGCACCAAAAGATTGTAAAGTAGGCGATATGTTATTACATAGTCTACCTAACTTTTTTGAGAAAAAATATGACATTAAAGAAATTGTAAAAATGAATATTAATGAAATTCAAAAAATTGCTAGTGAACTAAAAGTTCAATATATTAATCGTAAAAATAAAGATCAGCTTCTTGATGAAATTAAGAATATATTATCTGTTGAAAATATTATTACTAATTGTGATTTTAAAATTACAAATGAAGAGGCGTATGCAATGGGTTTATTTTGGGCAGACGGTTCTTGTGGTGTATATTCTTGGTCTTATAATAAGAAACCTGAAAATAGACCAAATGAGTATACATTCACTAGAACAAATTATAATTGGGCTATTGTAAATACAAATATTACTTATTTAGAAAAAGCAAAAAAATATTTAAGTACAGTATATGATTATGATTTTAAAATAATTAAATGTAAATTAGCAGACGGTAATAAACTAGCTACTACAGAATCTATTTATAAATTAATTATTAATGGTGGAAAATCAACATTAGATATTATTGAAAAATATAGAAATCTATTTTATGATAAAGATAAAAATAAGAAAATTCCTGTAGAAATTTTAAATTCATCAAGAGAAATTAAAGAACATTTCTATGCTGGTTATTATGACGGCGATGGTTGTAAGCGAGAGAAAAATGGTAAAGTATGTAATTTCTTTGATGTTTGTAGTAAAATAAGTGCACAAGGATTATATATGTTATGTAAATCAATTGGTTATGATGTATCAATTAATATTAAATCAACTAAACAAAGAATTTATACATTAACTGCTACGAAAGGAAAACAACAATCAAATCCAATTGCTATTAAAAAAATAATTGATTTGGGTATTACAGAACAATATGTATATGATTTAGAAACTGAAAATCATCATTTTCAAGCAGGTGTAGGCAGATTAATCGTACACAATACTGATGGAAGTCATATTAAAGGATTGTTTATGAATATGGTCCATTCACTTTGGCCATCACTAATCCAACGTGACAGTTTTATTCAAAGTCTTAATACTCCAATTGTTAAAGCAGTGAAAGGCAAAGAGGTGATTGCATTTTATAATTTAACTGATTATGAAAAATGGAAGGAAACTCCCGAATCATCTAATTATAAGGTCAAATATTACAAGGGTCTTGGTACATCTACCTCATTAGAAGCTCGAGAATATTTTATGGATATTGATACTAAATTGATTAATTACTTTTGGGATAAAGAATTTGTAGAGTCATCAAAACAAATACAAGATATTGCAGAAAAAGAATATGATTCTGATGAAGAATTTGCAGAGCAAGAATTCTTTGAGTTCCCACACAATGATGATGATGCTATTAAATTAGCATTTGACAAGTCTCGTGTAGAAGACCGAAAGAAATGGTTGATGCAATATAACAAAAATAATATTCTTAAATATGAGCAAAAGATTATTCCTTATTATGATTTTATTCATAGTGAACTGATTCATTTCTCAAATGAAGATTTGTTTCGTTCTATTCCATCAGTTATAGATGGATTTAAACCATCACAACGTAAAATTTTATATGGTGCCTTTTTACGTGGTTTAGAAAAAGAAGAAGTTAAAGTAGCCCAATTAGCAGGTTTTGTATCTGATAGAGCAGCATACCATCACGGTGAAATGTCTCTTAATGGTGCAATTGTTGGTATGGCACAAAACTTTGTCGGTTCAAATAATATCAATGTACTAATGCCTAATGGACAATTTGGAACAAGAACAAAAGGAGGTGCAGACGCTGCATCTTCCCGTTATATCTGGACAAAATTAGAAGATTTAACATCAACTATTTTTAATCCAATGGATAATGATATTCTGAAGCAACAGGATGATGATGGAATTCCAATTGAACCAGAATATTATGCTCCAATTATTCCAATGGTACTTGTTAATGGTGCTGAGGGAATTGGAACTGGTTTCTCAACCAAGATCCCCCCTTATAATCCATGTGAAATTATTAATAATATTAGAAATATTATGAATGGAAGAGAATTTGAATCTATGGATCCATGGTGGCAAGGATTTGAAGGTGTCGTATCAAAGATTGATGATTTCAATTATGAAATTTATGGAACATGGTCAATTGATAATAATAAGATGACTATCACCGAATTACCAGTAGGACAATGGACTTATAACTATAAAGAATTTTTAGAGAAAATGTTAGAAGATATTCCTCTACGAGGTAAAATTGATGACAAGAAGAAAAAGGTTATTAAGAAGGAGAAAGAGAATCCATTCATTGGTTACAAGGATTCTAATACAGATACAAAAGTTCATTTTGAATTAACATTTGAAGATGGATATCTGGACTCGGTGAAAGATATTGATAAATTATATCATCTTTACAAGAAATATTCTATTACAAACATGCACTTGTATGGTCCAGAAGGTCATATTAAACGATATAATAGCATTGAGAGTATTATGCGTGATTATTACAAGGTCAGATTACAATTGTATCAAGATAGAAAGTTACATCAATTGGCTATTTTAGAACATCAATTAACTGTAATTTCCAACAAGGTACGATTCATTTTAATGGTAGTTGAAAAAAAGTTAGAGATTAACAATAAGAAGAAAACAGAAATTGAAGACAAATTAGAGAAACTTAAATTTCCACGACTCGGAAAGAATAAAGATGATATGAAGGTATCCTATGATTATTTACTTAGTATGCCTATTTATAATCTTACAATGGAAAAGATTGAAGAGTTGAAAGAAATGAATGATATAAAAACAGCTGAATATAATGAACTTAATGAAATGAAACCAGAAACAATTTGGTCTAATGAGTTAAATATTCTTGAGACTAAATATGATAAATGGTATAAGAAACATTCTGAAGAGATGAATGATAATCTTCCTAAAAAGAAGGTTAAAAAATCTAAGAAATAATTTTAATTTATAATATAACATAATGATAAATGAATTTTTTACAGAATTATTTAAACCACCTATTTTAAAAGTAGTGGGTATTATATTTGTATTACATTTGATACGTCAATCTTTTTATGATATGATTGATAGTGATTATTTTAATCAAACGATAGGAACAATATGTGGAACAACAGTAACAGTTAAAATTATTTTAAGAATATTCTTATACATATTTAGTTACTACTTTTATGAAATTGTGTTCTGAAAAATTGATAAAGACTTATTCTATTTTAATATTAATACATAACTTAATGACTACAAATGATAATATAGAATTTCAATTATATGATTGGATGGAAGGCCATGATATGATTGAAGGTGATGATGGGGAAGAAGATATTCAAGGTGACTTTATTATCCATAGCTTTGGAAGATGTATGGATGGAAAATCTGTTTATGCAAAAATAATTGGTTATACTCCATATTTTTATATTATTCTTCCAAGTAAATTACAAATAAAATCAAAAGCATATCTAGATGATATGGCTACTAAATTATGTGCATTCTTTAAAAGTAATGATAATAAGAAGGTATTTTATAGATTTAAAAAGACTCTAAAAGAAGTTCAAATTGTACAACTTAAATTAGCAGAAGGTTTTACTAATAATAAATTATTTTGGTTTGCCCGTCTAGTTTTTACTAGTGGAGATGGTATGAAGAAATATAAATATTATATAGAACAGAATGAAATTACTATTCCTGGGATTCCTGAGTTATATAAACCTATTAAATTAAAATTATATGAAGCAAATCTACCACCAATGTTGAGATGTTTTCATATTCGAGATATTAGTGGTTGTTCGTGGATAGAAACATCTAAATATGAACTAATTGATGGTGAGGATATGAAAACATCTCGATGTGATATTGAAATTGTGGTTGATTGGAGAAACTTAAATCCAATTAAGAAGGATACCAATGCACCATTAAGAATCTGTTCATTTGATATTGAATGTAATTCAATTGATGGTGAATTTCCTCAAGCTCGTCGACCAGGAGATTGCGTGATTCAAATTGGTTGTACCTATACTATTATTGGTCAGTCAAAACCATATCGACAATACATCGCGTGTTTAAATAAGACAAGTCCAGTAGAGAATACAATTGTTGAAAGTTGTGATACTGAGAAAGAACTTATGTTTTCATTCTTAAATGAAATTAATAATAATGATTGTGATATTATTACTGGTTATAATACATTCTTTTTTGATGAAAAGTATATGTATGATCGTTGTAAAAATATTCTTAGAATTGATGCAGATATGGCTTATATGTCAAAATTAAAAAATCATAAGTGTAATTTCAAAGAGATGAAATTAGCTTCATCTGCACTAGGTGAAAACTTATTACGATTTTGGGATACACCTGGTCGTATTCATATTGACTTGATGAAAGATATTCAAAAGACTTTTAATTTGCCATCCTATAAACTAGATTACGTGGCTTCCAAGTTTATTCGTGGAGAAGTTACCAGTTATAAATTACTAGATACTAATAAAGCGATGGATTCAGAATCTAATGACTGGGCATTTGAATTAATTTGTAAATCAGTTAGCGATATTAATATTGGTGATTATATTCATTTGGAAGTAATTAAAGGATTTGTATCTGATGAAGTGGGTGAAAAATATCTGGTGATTAATATCAATATGAGTGAAAAGAAAATCATAGTAGTTGGTAATATGTATCTAGCTGCTGAGTTGGATACTGCAAAGCAAGGTGGAACTATTTGTTGGTCACAAGCAAAAGATGATGTTGGACCAAAAGATATTTTCAGACTTCAAAAGGGTAGTGCTGATGATCGAGCAATTGTAGCAAAGTACTGTGTGAAGGATTGTACGTTGGTAAATCTACTAATTAACAAGTTAGAAGTTGTTACAAAAAATATTGAGATGGCTAATGTATGTTATGTACCTCTTTCCTATCTATTTATTAGGGGGCAGGGGATTAAATTATTTTCATTATGTTTGAGAGAATTTAGGAAACATAAGATTGCATTCCCTGTATTAAAATTAGATAAATTGTATCGTTGTAATAAATGTACAATGGAATATCTTAATAAATGGGAATGTCCAAAATGTAAAAGCAAAGAAAGAGATGAAGTAGAAACTGAATCATCATCTTATGAAGGTGCTATTGTATTTGACCCCGTACCAAAAGTAGATTATGAAGCTCTTGCAACAAAAGATTATATGAGTCTTTACCCTGCATCAATTATGCACAAGAATATGAGTCACGAAACAATTGTAGAAGATGTACAATATGATAATTTACCAGGAATTAAATATTATAATGCACAATTCAAGGAATCAGATGGTTCAATCCAATATAGACGATTCGCACAAATTAATGATGAACTTGGTGTAATTCCAACTATCTTAAATAATCTATTAAAAGAACGTAAATCGATTAAAAAACAAATGAAAGTAGAAATAGACCCATTTAAATATAAAATTTTAGATGCAAAACAACTTGCAGTTAAAATTACCGCCAACTCATTGTATGGTCAACTTGGTGCAGCCACATCTCCAGTATGTAAACGTGATATTGCAGCTTGTACTACATCAACAGGACGTGAAATGTTAATTCTTGCTAAAAAATATGATGAAGAACGATTACCATGGATTATTAATGGATTAAAATATGCATATAAGAACAATATGTTGGATAAAGTAGAAAAAATTTACGACTTGGAATTAAAAGCACGAAACGATACGAGATTAATTGAGAATATTAAAAAATATGTTACTCAGGATATTCCGTTACAGACTATTCAACCAGTTATTAGGTATGGGGATAGTGTAATTGGACAGACTCCTTTATTATTAAGAAATATTAAATCTGGAATGATTTTTATTGAATCGATTGATAACCTGGGTACAAATTATATTCCTATGGTTGATAAAGATGGTAAAGAGTCTAGTGAAATGAATGATGTTGAAACTTGGACTGAAAAAGGTTGGACTAAAATTCAACGTGTTATTCGTCACAAGTTATCAAAAGAAAAGAAATTATTCAGGATTACAACTCATAGTGGTTCTGTTGTTGTTACAGACGATCATTCATTATTAACTAAAGAAGGAAAAGAGATTTCACCGAAAAAATTAAAGATTGGAGATAAATTATTACATAGCTTTCCTACTATTAATACCAACAAACAATATAAACTGTTTAATGGTATAGAATTAAATACAGAGATTGCTCAATTCTTAGGAATGTTTATGGGTGATGGTTCATTATCAGAAGAAGGTTCTTCTGATAATTTAGCTGGAGAAAAACAAAGTTTTTCTTCAGGTTCCTGTGGATATTACAATTGTCCATCTGGTGATAAAGCAAGTTTTGCAATTAATAACCAGAATACAGAAATCATTAATAAATATAAAGATATTAGTAACAAATATTTTAATGAATTCAATTGGAAAGTACTTGATACACTTCGGCAGAGCCGCAAATCATCTAGTGTTTATAAACTTGTACCAACTAATAAGGATAGCAAAGCTTCTTATGGTAAATTAAAAGAGTTTATTGTTAATTTTAGAAAATTGATGTATACTAATGACTTGCAGAAGAAGGTTCCTGAATTTATCATTAATGCTAGTAGAGATATTCGAGAAGCCTTCTTCATAGGTCTATATGAAGCAGATGGCTTTAAAACTAATAAGATTGGCAAAGCCACGAGTATTTGCAATGACCTTTATGACAAGAATCTATCAAAATGCGGCTATGCCGCTATTACCGATAAGATTCGGTGTGGGTCATTAGCCAAAAAATCTAAAGATTTTTTAGATAAAGTAGCTGAAGGAAAACTTTGTTTTCCTCCAGGTTCACAAATTGATCAGAAGGGTATGGTTGCAGCGATGGGAATCTATACTCTAGCTAAATCATTAGATTATATGGTATCTGTAAATAATCGTAAAGATAAGGTAGAACGAGTTCCTATCTATCGTATCAGATTCTGTGAAAAAATTAGAAAGTGTGCCTATGCACGAGACCCTGATGCTGTTAAGAAGATGGAAGAATGGACTGAAGAAGAAGAATATGTGTATGACCTTACTACTGAGAATCATCATTTTCAAGCAGGAGTAGGTTCAATGATTGTTCATAACACTGATTCAATTTTCAGTTGCTATCGCTTCAGGGAAAATACAACTTTGGTGGATAGTGAAGTATCATTAGGTATTTGGAAGAAAGTTGTAGGATTTGCTAAAACGTTAATATTACCTTTCTTTGGTATGAAAGAGAGAGAAGTATTTATAACATTGTTTGATACATATTATGGTGAAGTTACTAGCTTGCAATTACCCATAGCACCTCAATGTATGGCAGAACCAAACCATCACGCTATCATCCTACCATTAGAAGACCGTCTTAAGATATTTTTGAAAGAGTATATGGAGGAGAGTTATCTTCCGTGGTTATGGACATTAGCAGAACTTGTAGAAATGAATTATACTAATATGTTTGATATTAAATTGACTCAATGGGCTGAACATCAATTGTCTAAAATTAGATTGGTAACAACAGATTTAACTGAAAAACGTAGACAATATATTCTTGAACCTATTATAACACATCTTAATAATGTATATAATAATAGTTATGTAATGCCATCAGATGAAATGATTTTAAACTTTGTAAAACGTTTTAACAAGATGAATAAAGATTGTTTCCCTATAGCAAGTGAGATTAATATTGAAGAGAAGAAAATGATGACTCCAATTAAGAACTTGATGGAAAAGACAATTAAGGAAAAATGGGTATTAAGTGGAGATAGAAAGGCTGTTACTAAATTATTTACCGATTATATGATTAAGGTTGTAGAACCTAATAACGATATAATCGCCAGTTATGATAACAAGTATGAAAACAAGTATGAAAACAAGTATGAAAACAAGTATGAAAACAAGTATGAAAACAAGTATGAAAATGCAATTTATTATTTGAAACAATTTATTACAGAGAATAAGAAATGTGATATGATTAAATTAGTTGAACTTATTAATATGAATCTATTAAATGATATGGACTTTGGTCTTAAATTTAATGAGGATAAATTAGAAGAACATACAAAAGAATTAATTGAAAGTTTTTTCAAAGAAAGTGGTACAAAAACACTTGATGAAATTCTTGAAGACTTTCTAATTAAGGAATTAGGAATTGATTTCAATTTATATAAGAATGACCATTATAATATGGTAATACAGTTTGTAAATACTACTATGAGACGAGTTGATATGAGTAGTATGGAAATGGATGAAAGATATAGTTATTATTGGCTTCAACCTAGATGGGACTTTGATGAGAATATGAAACTATTACACAAGATAGATATTTATGAAGGTGGAATGTCTATTACAGATAAAAGAACTTTAGATAATGGGATGGAGATGGGTAAACTATCAGGAGAATTGATTAAATCTCATCTTCCATTCCCTCATGATTGTGAATATGAAAAAACATTTTGGCCATTTGCTATTTTAACCAAGAAACGATATGTTGGTAATAAATATGAAGATGACCCAAATAAATATAAACAGGATTTTATGGGTATTGTATTGAAGCGTCGAGACAATGCACCAATTGTAAAAGAGATTTGTGGAGGTATTATTGATTATCTTATTAATAAGAGAAGTCCAAAAGGAGCCAAAGATTATTTAAATCAATGTTTAGAGAAGATGTTTAATGGTGAATATGATATTAAATATTTTCTACAAAGTAGAACTCTCAAAATGAAAGAATCATATAAGGATTGGAAAAAAATTGCTCATGTTTATTTGGCAGAAAAAATAGCTCAACGCGATCCAGGTAATACACCTCAATCAGGTGATAGAATTGAATTTGCAGTGATTAAAGTACCACCACCTGAAAGTGGTATGAAATTATTACAAGGTGATATTATTGAGATTCCCTCATACATTAAACATAATAAATTAGAAATTGATTATCTATTTTATCTGACTAATCAAATTATGAATCCTGCTTTACAATTTCTAGAACTAGTTGATCCAAATGCTAGTAAACTATTTACAGATTTTATTGATATGTATAAACCACCTAAAATAAAACCAATAAAAGAAGTCAAAGTTAAACCAGTTAAAACTATAAAGGCAAAGCCAAATCAATCAGCAATTGAATTATTGATTGAAGTGAAAAAGAAGAAAATAATGACAAATAAAAAGTTTGTCTTGGAAATTAAGAAATTAATAGATAATATTAATGAATTTATGGAACAACACAAAGTAGAACATAAATATGAAGAATTATTTATAGATTCAGAACTATTTGAATTGGTATAAAATAAAATATAAAATGTATATGTTATTATATTAAGAAATAATGATCCTAATTTAATTTGTATAAAATTTATAGTCTCTTTATTTATATCTGTAGAAAATCTAATAATTAAATAAATTACAAAATATTTAAGATTATTAATATATCTTTTATAAACATGTCTATTAAAAAATTTATAAATATTGTTTATATTTATTTATATATATATATAAATGTCTTTTTGTTTAGAGGAAAAAAGTGGTAAAGAAAAATGTGAAGAGTTAGTATCATTTATGAATAATACAATTTATCCATATAATAAAGTACGATCATTAATTTGTGCTATATATATTAGAGATAATATAGGTATACCAAAAATAATTAATACATTATTTAGAGATCTATATGGATTTGATATAGTTTGTAATGAAATAGAATTTAATGAAAGTATCAAGTTTGAAGAGTTAATTGACACAAAAAATAAATTTATTTTTATATATTTGAAAGTTCAAGATAATAAACATGTTAACATGATATTTATTAACACTCATAGTAAAGAATATTATTATTATGAACCACATTTCGGTTCAGAGGAACAAATTAAAAAATATGGAATGAGACCGATATATAATTATATATCATTTATAAAAAAATTATTTGCTCAAAATAATTATAAATGTCTAGATATGCCTAAAACTTTATTAGCACAAGAAGCACTACCTTTTTGTTATATGTATTGTTTACATTTTTTTATTCATAAAGTTATTAATTATAATAATGATGATATGTTATATACTAAAACGTGTGATGATTTATATATAATGAGATTTATTCGTGATATGTTAAAATTATGTCATATAAATAATTTACATAAATTATTTTTACCAGAACACTCAAAAACTTTTGATGTGATATAATATATATTAACTAATAATACTTATAAAATTAAAAAATTTATAGATGATAATAAAGATTTTATATTTGAGTCTAATTTTTTTAATTTTATTTCATCTACTAAAATGCATGAGTTAATATTAAATAGACAAGATAAAATTAATCATGTATCTACTAATAATTATAAGATAATTAATTCACTTCTAGAGTTTAGATTTTTTGATTTCTTCCCAGAATATTTTATTTTTATTGATAATAAACCGATAACTCTATTAAAATATCTGATTGAAAATGTAGATATGTCAAATATAGATATTTCAAAATTAGATGTAAATAATGATTACTTTAATAAATATTTCCCTGATTTAAGTTTACCATTGGTTGATGCTATTGGAAAAAAACCAATATTTGATAAATTATTAGGACATCCTAATATTAAAATAAAAGATAGTTTTCTAGTAGATTGGTATACAGTCAAAGATAAGTATTATTTATATAAATTATTAGAATATCCTAATATTGATGTGAATATACAAATTAATAGCAATGGAACATTAATTGACAATGCAATTTTGAACGATATGAAAGAACTTTTTGATAAATTATTAGGACATCCTAATATTAAAATAAAAGATAGTTTTCTAGTAAATTGTTATACAGTCAAAGATAAGTATTATTTATATAAATTATTAAAACATCCTAATATTGATGTGAATATACAAATTAATAGCAATGGAACATTAATTGACAATGCAATTAAGGATAATAAAAAAGAACTTTTTGATAAATTATTAGAACATCCGAATATTGACATTAATAAATCAAGTGATTTATTATTTGAATCTTATAAAAAAGATGATTCACATTATTTTGATAAATTATTAGAACATCCTAAAATTGATATAAATAAAGATGGTATCGATACAATATTACGAAGATCATATGCACGAAATAAAACTTTATTTGAAAAATTAATAAAACGACCAGATATTAATTTAAATATAAAAATTAATGATGAACATTTAATACATTTATTATTTAATTCTTCAGATGATAATTTTTATATAGCATTAGATAATCCTAAAATTGATATTAATGTATTAAATTATGAGGGTAATTCATTATTATATATGGCGATAGAAACTAAAAATATAATTTTATTTACAAAATTATTAGGTAAATCTAATATTAATGTGAATATTAAAAATAATGGTGATATTATGCCTATAAAACTTATTCTAGACAATATTATACAAATTTATGACAAAATAAAACAAGAATTTAAACGTGATACAAGTCAAGAAGAATTTAAAGACAACCCAAGTCAACAAGAATATATTTATAATTATATAAAAAAATATGAAGATAAATATAAAGAATTAGATATTTATATAGAATTTTTTATAAAATTACTAGAAACAAACAAAATAGATATTAATGCTGAATTAGATCCTTCAAATAATACTTTATTACATATTATTTTACAGAAAGTATCTTTTATAAATATTTTAATTTTAAATAAAATGATTAAAACAATTTTTAAATATTCTGATAATATGATTAATGTGAATGCTAAAAATATTAAAAATAATACACCTTTACAAGAATTATTACTTAATACAGATTTCTTTACTGAATTTTATCCTAAATTTGAAGTAGATCCACTAAGAGTATGGCGATTATATAACTATATTATAAGTAATAAAAAATGGAATTGTGATAATTTTAATGATTTCTTTAAAGAGCATGATATTAGTAATAATAATAATTATCAAAAAATAAAAAAATATATTTTAGATAAATGTAAAGTTGAGGATTCTCATAAAAAATATTTAAAATATAAAACTAAATATATTAAATTGCGTGCATATGCACATGAAATATTATTATATAAATAATGACATCACTAAAAGTCAAATGATCTATTATAATTACTTTAATATTCAGAAATCATGTTGATATCTTCAGTATTTACACTAATTGATGTTGATTGTAAACCATTTTCATCAATAATTGATTTGTTACTGTCAGTGTGAGCAGATGATGAAATATAAGATAAGTTACTACCTGCTGATTGAGTTTCGGTTTCAGTATGTTTAGAATATTTCTTATTCTTTTTTTTATTCTTCTTATCAGATGATGAGCTATCTAAATCAGAATCACTGCTATCAGTCATATCATCTAAATCAGAATCAGTTGATGAAGTATCGCTATCATCCATACCACCTTTCATCTTCTTAACTTTTGATTTCTTAATTTGTTTCTTACCTTTACCACCAGCTTGTATAACTGGTTGATCTGCAGATGTAGTTGAATTTAACATATTTTGGTATACATCAGAACTGATAAATGGTGATGTGGCTGAGACTTCAGATGACATTTCATCAATAATTTTATTAAATACTTTTTTATCATTTGGACCTAATTTATTATTAATATTATTCATAAATTTATCTATATCAAATTCAGAACTTTGGGTTTCACTAAATGTTGGAATGGTTAAATTAGATATTAATTTTTTTGCGTCTTTTGATAAGCTATTAAGATGTGGAATATATGAACTAATATCATCAGTTTTCATATTATTCCATTTCGTGTCAGTATTTTCTTTACTTTTACTGCTACCCATAATATATATAGAGGAGAAAAAATAAAAAGATATTTTATATAATAATTTCTATATTAATTTATTAATATAGAAATGAATGAAAATGTTTTGATAGCAATGTTAATAATTTTTATATATATTTTTTTATTCTTAAATCGTCGTAATGTTATTTATGTTGAATCTAATTCTGGTATGAAATTCTTATTACATAAGGATAATATGATGAAAGATAAAACTGAACTATTTAGTTTGATGGTTGAAAACATGCTCAAGTTGAAAAATCATTTAGTAAAAAATAAAGAAAATTTCCCACAATACAAAAAATATTTAATACAATTGGAAGAGTACTTTGATGAGAATAGAACCACTATATATGAAACAGATCCTAGTTCAAATTTAACTTCTTATAGCATTAATAAGGGTGAAGAATTATCATTTTGTTTAAAAAGTAAAAAAACTGGCAAATTACATGATATTAATTTATTAATGTATGTGGCAATACATGAGATGGCACATGTTGCATGTCCTGAGATTGGTCATGGGAATTTATTTAAAAAAATATTCAGATTCTTTTGTGAAGAGGCTATTAATATAGGACTCTATAAGAAAGATAATTATGATACTAATCCAGTTGAATATTGTGGTATGATTCTTAGTAGTTCAATTATATAATAATATTTTATAAAATATTATTATTTAATTTTCTATAGAAATATAATATGAAAGATCCTATTAAAATTATTCATAAAATGAAAAATAATAATAGAAGAATTCAATATAAAGTATATATTTATATTGGACCTCTAGTTTCAAATAAGATTATGAAAATTTTAGAATCTATTTCCGAAAAAGATTTATATATAACATTTAATACTCTTACAAAAGAAGAATACATACAATTAGAAACAACATATGGTGAATTATGGTATGAAAAATTCTTTATAAGTCATCATATTTATAAACAAAGAACTGATATTAATAATACTGCTATTAAGAAGAAGAATCTTTTAACTAAATATGGAAAAGAATGGTATAATAAACATATTATTGAAGCACCTATAAAAAAATTATCTTATTCATTTGCAACTAATTACTATAATATGCTATTATTTAGAAATAAAATAAAAACTCAAACTAGAAAAGTAGAAATAGATTTTAGAACTAATATTGATACTAATATTCTAAAAGAACAAGAAGGTGGTGATGATAATGAAGATGATGAAGATAATGAAAATGATGCTAATGAGGATGAAGATGAAGTTAAACTTGTGAATGATGAAGATTATCAAGAGCAAATTGAAGAGGATTTTAATTTGGATGAAATTACTAAACTATATGCAACAACTGATATTGAAAATAATAAAACAATAAAAGAAACATCAAAATTAATTAGTGATGCAATTAATGATAAGAAATGGGAAAAAGAAACACAAAACTTAGAAAAAAAATATGATGATAGTATGGATAGTATAACATATGATATTAAAATAGAAGATATATTTCTTAAATATTATGTTACCGAACAATATATTTTTAAAGATGATACTATTAAATCAATGCGTCAAAAAATAGCAACATCATTACCAATATCAGATAAGTTTGGAAAATCGATACGAGTTTTACCAGAAACCCAATATTTTTGGTCAGAATATATTTATGAAAATAAGTTAGATTTTGTAATGTTAGGTCAGAAATGGATTAGAAAAAATGAGTTATTAAAAATAGATATTAAACCTAATGAAAATCTTAAAATTTATGAAAAATTAAGAAATAATCTTAGTTATTTGAAAGAAAGTTTTGGTTATAAAATAAAACGTGAAGATGATGAAACTAATATTATTAGAAATTATGATGAATTCATGACAATGAATGAAATTTATATGTTAGATATATATAATGAATTAGGAATAGGATATACACCAGAACCAGAAGAAAAACGAAATCTTTATGATGTTTATATTAATATATATTTTCCAATGATATCATATGAACGTTTGGAACAAATTATACAATTATTAATAGGTAAAAATAATAAAGAAGTTCTATATATTGAATCAGTATTTGGTACTATATGTAACAATGTTAAGTTAGAAACCCAAATAGAAGAAACAGTTGAACAAGCTAAAAACGATTTAGGTAAATTTGATAAGATGTTTGAAAATAATCACATTATTCAATCTATTATTCATGTTAATATTAATAATCCAAAAAATATTACAGGTACTACATCTGATAGTAAATTTAATTTATATAGAATATTTGATAATTTTATAGTAGGGAATGAATATCCATTTATTCAATATCAATCAGCTGATTCTCATGTAACATATAAATTCTTTAATGAATATGCACAATCGCAAGACATAAATGAAATATCTAGTAATCAAGAATTATTAGCAAAATGGTTTGAAAATACTCCATATGGTATATCATTTAAGATTAAAGTAAAAGATAATACAAAAGCAATAGGTGATAAATATATTTCAATTAATTTACATGAAACTGGTAGAATAGAATATAAAATTACTTGGAAAGAAAGTGATGAGGCAACAGTTAATGATATAAATACATCATATGAATATGTAAGAGAATTATTAAAAAAGATAAACTCTGAAAATAAAAAAATTAAATTTATGATACCACCTGATGATAGATTTAAATATGCATTTATTAATACAATTCAAAAGTTCGCAATTCCTGATAATTTTAAAATTAATCATAATGACCTATCTGAGTTTAGCCGCTTCTTTTTTCCCTATATATCTCTAGTTATTGAACCTAAGAAAAGAAAATCAAAGAAACTAGATGTAGTGGAAGAGACATCTAAATATGGTACTTATTTACGTTATAAACGTATTAGCAAATATGATAATCGTACTAAAATGCATCTTAGAATTCTTTATTTTTTGAGAAACTATGAATTAAATGATCGTGAATTAATTGATGAAATTGCTAAACAATTTAATATAACGATAGAAGATTCTGCAAGGGAGTTAGATTATGTAAGAGATAAATATAGTAAAGTTATTAAAAAATCTAAGAAATTATTAAAAAAATTAAAAACATTACCAAAATCTAAACCACCTGGAATTGGTATTGATATTCAAGGTCGTGATAAGGATAATTACAAGATAAGAATTACAGGTTCAAGAAATAAAGAACAACTAGAAGAAATTGTTAATTTTATGAAAGTTTTAATTTATCTCTATGTTGAAACCTATTTATATAAAAAGAAAGAATATATGAAACTAAAAGACCAATTAAAAAATCTTAATAAAATAGCTAGACGTCGTAATAAAGTGATGGAAATTGTTGAATATGATGCTTCTGTACAAACTGTTAAAACTATTACTAATTTAGATAAAGCACGTCTTGGATTTAAACCTGAAAAAGGTCAAAGTCAATGGACACGTTCTTGTCAAAACTCTGGTACTGATAAAAAAAGACGCCCTGAAATTACTCCTGGTAATCAGCTAGATAAATTATTAAAGGAAGGATATAAATTAAATAAAGAAACTGGATTTTATGAAAAGAAAGCAGATATGAAAATAAAAGGAAAAGTATATAGTACAATGATAAAAGCAATTAAATTATCAGGTGATGATAATACATTTAACTTTTATACTTGTGACCCATCAGAAAAGAATATACATAAATATATTGGTTTCTTAGCTCGTGGTAATAATCCATCTGATTTATGCATGCCTTGTTGTTTTAAGAAAGACCAATTAAATAGTAATAATAAAGAAAAGAAGAATTATTTCTTAAAATGTATAGGTGAAAATAATATTAAAGAGGATAAAACAGCTAGTATAACAAAGAATTTAGGTGATAAATTATATATTTTACAAGAAACTAATAAGGTTCAAGAAGGAAGATTTATTTATTTACCTAAATATTTAGATATCTTTTTTAATACATTATGGGAACATGATAATAGAATTAAGAATCATTATTTATTAGAATCAAAATCAGGTTATTTCTTCAAATATACTGTTAAACATGATTATTATCATTTATTAGTAGCTCTTTCTAATGTTTATGATAAAACAATCCCAGAATTAATTGACTTGATGGTACAATTTATGGAGAAAGATAAAGATAGCATATATTTCACTTATTTAAATTCTGGTGATATTAGTGAATTATTTAAAACTCGTGCTAAATATATTGAATATATAAAAAATTCTAATTATTTGGAATATGATATGATTGGTGAATTATCGAGCATACCTGGTGTATTATCTACAAAAGGTATTAATTATTATATATTAAATAAACAAACTACTATAATTAAACGTAATCTTGAAAAAGAAGAAGTTAGAGAACATTATTATCTAGATTGTATGAATCCTGAAAATAAATATCAATTAGATGAAGACCGTGATATTGTAATATTAATAAAAGAAGATAAATATTATTTTCCAATTTATCGTGTTCAGAAAAATGATATGGTTGATAAGAAAATTAATTTGACTAAGTTTTATTCTAATTCTGGATATTTTGAAAAAATATTAAAAGAATTACGAAACTATCATAAAAAGAGTTGTAATAATAATATTATTAGCAATAGTTTATATGCAAAAAATATTATACGATTATTAAATACAACTACAACAGTTGCTATTAAGAAACAATATATTGATGATAGACATAAATGTAAATATCTAGAATTGGATAATGGATTAATCATACCTACATCACCATCTGGTATTCATTATAATTATCCATTTGATATGAACCTACAAGATATTATAAAAAATTTACCCAAACTAAAAGATGCCATAAAATTATTAGAAAAAATAGAAAGTAAATTAAAATTAGAATATATCCCAAATACTATATTTTATGACAATAAAACATTTTATGATAATATGACACAAAAAGGAACTCAACAATCTATTCATATTATATCTATTTTACTAAATAATAATCTCATTCTTCCTATTAATAATGAAATAGTTGATGAAAATAGTATTAAAATATTAGCACTACCAGTTAGATTCCAACCTTTAGAAGAAACTATTGATATAGAAATTACTAATTGGACTAAGAATGGAAAACAAACTATATATGATGAACGTTTACAAAGTGTACGAGAACATAACTATTTGAATGAAAGTTATAACTTATTTAGATTAGAATTAAGTTTATATTTAAGTAATAATGAAGATATAAAAGATAAGGTTATACAAATTGTTAAAAATCAAAAAATGAATATAAAAGATAAAAAACATGAATTACGTAAAATATTATTTCAAATTTTAGATTCTAAATTAGCATCTGACTATAAATTATCACAAAAAGGCGGTGGTGACAAAATTGCTCATATTACTAAAGAATTACCATCATTAAAAGATTATGTTATTAGTAATGTTAGAGATTATTGTATGATAAATAAAACCAAAGATAAATGTAGTAATAATATTCATTGTATATGGAAAGATGATAGTTGTAAATTACAAATATATATGAATGTAGCAGTAGAGTTTGTTAATCGGATAATTGAAGAAATGATTCAAGATGGAATTAAATTTAAAGAACTTATACAAGAAGGTACTTATTATGTATCAGATATTGTTGACTATACACAATATACTAATCGTATAAATCAACAAATTATTAAAGCAACAAATTTTAATATATCAAAACTTATGACAGAAATGTTTGGTAAAAATAAAATACCAATGATTGGTAAGAGACACATGATAAGAATGCATATGAATGATAATGTTGAAGAAGAAGATATGGGAACACAATTAGTAGAAATGGGTAAACAATTTATTCAGAAAATTATTCCTAATAAAGATTCAATTATTAGAGGATATGTTAATTCATATTATTGGATAAATAATCCATTATATGATATAGAATCTAGAAATCTTGGTCATTATAATGATTTACAAACAAATATTACTTATTTATTCAAGGCTAATATTATAGATTGGGTTCAAAATAATATAACAAAAGGAAATAATAAGGTTAAAAAATATCTTCAAAATTATTTTAAGGATAATGATAACTTTTTTGAGTCAACACTTAATAAATTTAGAAAAACTTCTTTTAATACAGATGGTAAAATAGAATTATATATATTAAGTCATATTATACCTAACCCTATTGTAGTATATGACAACTTTTCAAATATTAAATATATATTCTTACAAGGGGAGGTTGAAGTAAATGATGAAACAATTAAAAATTTTACTAATGAAAAGAATATAAATAAAACTATCTTCTTAAAATTTGATTATGATAATTCAACTACTATTCCAAAAAACATTTATTCTATTTATTATATATAAAATATCAAATATATTATAGTGATGATCGAACTTTTACAAAATCAAAGAAAAACTATTCCATCTGATAAAAAGTTATTATACAACGACCTTAAAAGAATTAGTAAATATTTACCAAATAGTATATTTAATAATGAATGTTCTTTATGGATTGGTTATATTACTAGTATTAAAGGAGTTAATAATGAAAACCAATATATAAATTTTTATTTTAAGGGAAAGAAACACTCATTGCATCGTCTATTATATATAAATTTTATTGGAGACTTAAATGATAATGAATATATTAAATTTAAATGTGTAAATAAGGGTAAATGCTGTAATATTTATCACTTTTATAAAAATGACTCTGCTATTCCTAAAGATAAAGAGTACGTTGAATCTAATTATATTCAAAAAAAAAATATTAAACCAATAATCGTTAAATTTTAATTAATATCTATATAACTATATATAGAATGGTAAATGGTGGATTTCCTCCTATTAAACTTGTAGAAAAAGAAAAAGAAAAAGAAAAAGAATCAAAATCAAAAGAACGTTTTTTCTCTAATACTACAAAAAAAACTCTTGATATTAGACAACTTTTAACTGAAAATACTCTGAAAAAGTCAGTAATAGATATAAATGAAAAAAAAGAAGATGAATTAGAAATTCTTGAAAAAATATAAAATCTCTAAAATAAGATGAGTAGATATTAAAGATTATAATATTTTTAGAGAAAATTTATTAGATTTAATCTCATAAATCATATTCTCATAAATACTAGATGGTTCTAATTCTTGTGCTTTCTTATATGCAGTTATAGCTTCTTCAAATCTTCCTAATCCATATAATGATGCTCCTAATCTTCCCCAAGCTTTACCCCAATTTGGTTTTATTCTAACAGTCTCAATAATATCTTCTAGACTTTTTTCATAATTTTCCATTTTGACATAACAAGCCGCTCGATTACATAATAATATACTTTTATCTATTACATTAATTTTAGATTTAATAATATCTGAAAAAATAAGAGATGCCTCTTTATATTTACCATTGTTATAATTTATTATCCCTTCATTTTTCCCTTCTATAAAAATTTTATTTATAATTTTATTTTGATTTTTCATAATATTATAAAATAATATAACTTTTCTTTAGATTTCTTTATAAAAAGTAAACAAACTTATCAGGAAGATTCTTAATATAATCCTGAATATCTTCTAATTTTTTATATTTTTGTGAAGCGTGAAATAGAACAATCTTCATATTATTAAACTTATCTAGGTTTATAATAATATCATTAATATGAATATGTTTACCTTGAGTTGTTTCTATTATATCATCCTCACTAAAACCAGTACATTCCATAATTAGTAGTGGTACATTTAAGAATTCATTATTATGAAGTACTCCCTCAATAGTTGTATCACCTGTATATCCAATCATATTAGTATAAAAGGGTTCAGTCAGATTCATTGCTCCTACTTTTGATTTCACTTTAATAATTTCTTGTTGACTCATATTTATATATTCTGGTTTTAGACGATTTGTCATACGCTTTATAATATATCCATATGATTCTACTTTATGGTCCATCATATAAGCTGTTACCATATGATTTAAGTTTCCACTAAGAGGAATATTAATACAATTTTGTGATGCAATGATATTTGTATTAACTAGTTTATAAAGTGGTTTAATCATAGTACCATTCCGTCCGCAATTCATTTCTGAAAATGCAGCTGCAATCATCATAAAAGGTTGAATACATTGTTGTGGCATTATATATAGTTTTTCCTTATTAATATTAAACAGTTTACGTACACTGTGGTCAGTATGAAGACAACCAATATGATCCATATGACCATGAGAAATGAGGACATCACAAGAACAAGCACGTTTATTTGCATATCCCATATCAAACACTATATTAATATGGTCTACCATAATACTAGTCATATGACCAGCTCGTGAATAACCATAAAGGGTAAATACATGGTCTTTCATATTAATAGGAATTGTTAGTTTCATATATGTCTCACCATTATTTTCATACGAGTATTTTGTTTCCATTAATAATAATAATCATATTACTAATTATAATATTTTCAATTTTATAATACATTTTATACTATTATATTATAAGACATTTATAAAAATTGATAGATTTATATTATAGTTGCCATATTATATTCATAATAATGTCTCAAGAATTTAAACCTATGAATTGTGCTTATTGTATTTATGCCCCTCTTAATATTACAGCGGGGACTATTTTAAATGACACGATTTAAAATTATTCTTTATAAATTTTTGCTTTCTTTCTATATTTCATTTTAATTTCTTTTA